TTACTTCGTTGGCTCCACGATCTCGCCGACGCGACGATAGACGGTCTCGGTGATGCGCTTGTCGGTGTGTCCAAGCAGCCTGGATGCCCGGCCCAAGTCAGCAATTTCTGAGGCTGCTTTCGGGCGGATGTCCCGGAACTGGAACTGACGGATTGCGGTGGCCAGCGTCTCGTCGAGGTCCTCAAGCGCCGCGCCGGCGGCGGCCGACCGTGCCTCGTCAAAGCGAATGCGCAGCATGGAGGATGTCATCCGGCGCCCATCGGGCGTAGTGATCAGGTACGGGCCGGCTACGCCGCGCTGGCGCCGCTGCTCGCACAGCCGCGCAACGAGTTCTCCAAGCGCCGTCGGGCTGCCGTCGACATCGAGCATGATGCGCAACTTCTTCGACGTCTTGCCCTGGGCGATCTGCAGGTGCCCATCCTGAATGTCCGCCTCCCGAATGATCAGTACGTCGCTCGGCCGCTGGGCGGTGAGATAGGCGAGGTCCATTGCGTCGCGGAGTTCCGGTGGAGCCGCGCCGTATACCGCGTTCCAGACCTCGGCCCTGGCGTAGAAGTCGCGCGGCGTCTCGCGGTTCTTGCGAACCCCCTTCACCGGGTTTTCAGTCGTGACGATCCCCCACTCCCTGGCGATGTTGAAAATGTGGGAGAAGAGGGAGAGCTCCCTGTTCGCCCGAACCTTCGCGGACCGCTTGTCCCGGTACTGTGCCAGCACTTGGGGGGTGAGCGCCTCGACCGGCGCTTCTGAAAACGCCTTTCGCAGTTGCGTCAGCGAGAGGAGGTTGTCTTTCTGGGTGCGTGGCGCTTTCCCGGGGATGATCTCTTTTTCGTACCGGTCGAACACGTCACCCCATTTGCGCAGGGTCTTCGGAGCCGGACTGGCATCCAGCCGCGCCCACTCCAGCTTTGCCAGGTCCAGGTCGGTGCCGAGCGGGATTTCCTTCCTCTTTCCATCCTCGCCGCGGCCGTCGTAGTAGTATCCAACCCACAATTTCCCTCCTTTCAGCTTCCTGGTCCGGCGAATCATCCGGGGTGGGAGATCCCTGTTCTTCGGCTGCTTCGGCCGCATTTCAACTCACCTTCGACAGATCCAGCGTCCACGGTTCCTGTACAGCGACCGTTCCGTTCAGTTTCACTCCGGCCAGCCGCAGGCGGGCATAGATCCGCCCGACGACGGGTCGCTGCGCAGCATTCAATTCGTACTTCCAGCCATGAGATGCCAGCCACTCGACCTGTTTTTTCGATGACTTGGCGCCGATCATGGCCTCCAACTCCTCCTTCGAGAGGAACTCAGATGGGGTTTCCATGGGCAATGCCTCTCCGCCCAGGCGATCGCCCGGGACCGAAATTGAGTGTTAGGATTCTCGCCCCAGCCGGGACTGGCCTCAGGAAGAGGCCGTGGTGGCTCCCGGCTGGGGACTTTGCGATATGCATGCCCGGTCGAGACGTTCGATCTCGGCCAGCGCCAGGGCGCAGGCCTTTACCAGGTCGCGTCGTGCGGTACTCGGCTTCCACCACTGTTCATCCCAGGGCCATGCCAGCGACACCAGCAGGGCGGCGGTTCCATCGTTCGGAGCGCTGGAGCCGGCCAGGGCGTAGCAGGCGGCGGCGCGGGCCATCTGTCCATCGGCGTGCTCGTCGTCGTGCTCCGGCGTCCAGCCCTCGGCGGTGATCTGCCGGCGGCGCTCTGCCTGCACGTCGAGCCATGCCTGCGGCACCGAGTTGCCGGGCGCGGCGGCGAGCAGTTCGCGAGCCGCCAACAGAACCTGCTCTGTAGCCTCCATGCTCGTGGTGTATTCCGTCCGACTCGCTGCAAGATCGGTAACACGCTCGACGAACCGGTAGTCGAGAGTCCAGCCCTGTTCTTTTTCCTGCTCAGAAGCTTCCGGCACGCTGTGCAGGGCCTGGGTGAGCACGTCGGCGGATATGGCGCGCAAAAAGTTCTGAATTGCTCGCATATCTTCCTCGCTGGGTTCGTTACGCAGATACAGCACTACAGCTCTGGGATGTTCGGCATCGCGACCGATGCCAGATATTTCCGGCACGCTGTGCTGAGCCTGGGCTACAGGGGCGGCGTAGAGTTTGGGCGCTTGTCCGAAGTCTGGCATGGCGTAGAGTTCGCAGTTGTCGATTTTCCGGCCAGTCATCCAACGTAATTCCCCATCCGCTGCAACAGCCATGTGTTGCAAATTGATCGGCTCCTGCTTCTCCAGTTCCGCTAGTTTGGCGTTGGCGTCCATCAGCAGCGCACAATAGTTGTGCGACATAGTTTTCAGCTCCGCGACCCTGGCCAGGGCGGCGTCTCTCTGTTGCTCCACGCGATTGAACATTTCTGCCCAACGGGCGACGCTGGCTGCATGCTGCGCGACAGTCATCAGTTCATCGTTTGCATTGAGCGGACCGCACTGGCCGAGGACGACAGGATTCGAATGCACGACGCGAGCCACCACCTCCGGCTGCTCCGCCTCTGCCTGCTCAGGTCTGAGCGCATCGGCAGGCGCTTCGTTGAACGCTTCCGCATGCGGGGCGAGGTTGAGTGGGTCGAGTTGCTCGCGAAACGCCTGGAGCCGCTCGATGCGCTCCGCCTCTTTCTCCGGAGTGGACTCGAACTCGTACAGCCGCTGGGCGGCTTCGACTACCAGCCGCGACGACACGCCAGCGCTGAAGCGGACGCCACCGACCTTGGCTGGATGTTCCAGCTTGGGCCAATGGTTGAATGCTCGGCGGGCGAGGGCAATGTCGCATACCGCAGCCGGAACAGGCTGGCCGTCCTCGCCCTCGAGTTCGTTGGCCAGCCACTCTTCGAAGCTGGCTTCATACTGAGACTGGGAGGGTTGCGCCAGGGCGGCGCGGGCTTGCCAGCCTTGCAGCCGCAGGTTCAGGTCCTGGGCATCGGTAGCTTCAATCGCGCGGAGGTTCATCGAGCGGTATTCGCCGCGCTTGTCGTCGAAGTAGATGCCTTCCTGCACGGTGAAGGCGCGCTCGAACGCCGCGCGCTCATCCCCGCCTGCCTGCTCTACCGATGCAGGCGCGTCACGAAACGGTGTGCCTGCCAAGCCCTTGGCTGCCAGGTAGTTGGTGGCGCGTGCCACCAGGTTGCTTTCCGGGGCATGCCGCTTCAGCGAACTGGCCAGCATGCGAACCAGCATTGCCAGTTCCTGGGTGCGCTGTCCCTCGGCGCGGCCGATGTCGTAGAACGGACGAAGCCAGTGATCCTCCGCCGGCGGCTGGCTGGCCTGGGCGCCGAACGCTAGCGCGCCGGTGATGGCGTCTGCGATGACCTGGCGCTGGTCGATTGCCGACTGGGCTGGCATGTCATTGCCGTGCGCATTGCAAATCGCCGCCATGTTGCGCAGGGAATCCAGCAGTTCGCCCTTGCTCGGGTTCATGCCGATATCGTGGCCGATTGCCTCCCAGGCCTCGAGCACAGTGACCACTTCGGACCTGAAGCCGGCGTACCAGAGCTGCACGGCATCTTCCTTGGCGAGCGGGTAGCTGAGGCCTGCGGCGATCAACTGGTCTTCGGACGGCGGCGCCTGGTCCTTGATCAGGGACAGCAGGCTCTCGGCTGAGGAGTGAACGTCGTCGAGGTCCGTCGACCAGCGGTGCGGGGAGCGGTGCTGGGTGCTGTCGTGGATGTTGTCCAGGGCTTCGACGATGCCGCGCAGGCGGATGGCGCACTGCTCGATCAGTTGGTGTTGGGTAGATGACATGGTGGTGTCTCCGGTTGCTCCGGCGCCGGCGGCCGGCAGCGGAAGCATTTGCACAGGCCTATCCGTTGGCCCGTGGTGCGGCAGATGGTGGGGCGGTTCATTTCGTGGCGTCTTGCTTCATGGCTTTGGCGTGGCCGACGCAGGTGCGGACTGGGTTGCCCTGATCGTCCAGGTCGGCGTGGCAGTAGAACCGGCTGAGTTCCTGCCGGCAGTAGATGGCATCGGAGGTGGTGACCGGCGAGGTGTTCGCCGGGGTGCCGAGTCGATAGGCGCAGCCGGCGCACGTGCCGCGAGGGTTCACCGTTGCGGCCAGGACAACGCCCTGCAGCGCTCCGAACATCGTCGGGAGGTTCGCCTGCTCCGCGGTGTGCGGATGTTCGCCGTGCTCGATGAGGATCAACTCGACCATCGCTCGGCAGTTCTCGGCGACGGCGTTGGCCATGCCCAGCACCTGGGCGAACAGGTCGAGCATGGTGGCCGGGTCGCGCTGGGCGGCCATCTTCTCCAGCACCTGGCGGCGCAGGTCCGCCGGCAGAAGCACGGCGCCGGCCAGTTCGTGCGCGTCGGCGGCGCTGATTTGGTAGTCGGCGGGAGGCTGGTTCATGGGACCGCCCTCGGCGCCCAAGGCTGGAGCGCTTGATTTCCAGGCACGTACAGAGGGTGGCGCGGGTGGCCATCCTTCGTCGTGCCAAGACACCAGAGGCGCCCGCCGGCGGCGGTCAAGATGCTGGTTACGGCTTCTACTCGCTCGGGCTTCGCATTGGCGCCCCAGGCGCACACGATGTCGGTGTACTCTCGGGCGATCGCGCGCAGGCGCCAGTCGTTGTCTGGGCCTACTGGGTCGCTGTGCTGCCAGAGGTCGGACGGGTTCGTCGCGCGCAAGGCGTACAGATTGACGACGGCGATCCCGTTACAGCCCCAGGCCGAGGCGAAGTTGCGGCAGCGCCGGATCGTTGGATCGTCGAGCGCGGCATCAGCGGTGCTCGGATTGAGCATCAGGAAAACCGCTGTGCCTTTGTCGGCCAGGCAGTCGCCAGGGCGAGTCAGAAGGTAACGGTACTGGCCGCATTCGCTGATGATGGCGCTCATGGCGTCACCCGCTTGAACTCGACCACCCAGACCCAGGGGTTGGATTCCCAGTTGCCGCCGGTGGAGCGCCAGAGGTGAACGAACGAGTCAACTGCGCTTGGCGCCGGGCATTCACACCCACAGGGCTCATGGTTTCCGCAGTTCGAGCATCCCCCGTCGGTGATACCTTCGGCTCGCGCCTGGACCTCGCTGATGTCCTGCAGGCGCTCGACGCGCACCGCGGTGATCTCCAGTAGGATGCGGCAGGCCCAACGGGGCATGTGGATGCTGGGCCGACCTTTTCCAGCCCAGTCCGGCAGCGGTTGGTCATCTGGGTAAATCGGCTCCTCGCGTCCTGCAGGCCCGACGCTCTGCCAGCCGCCGGCGGTGTAGAGGACGGTGATGCCTCGACCTTCGGCGAGCAGCGGCGCAAGGATGTCCGCTGGCGCGGTCTTATCGTGAGGCTTGCCAACGTGCCAGGTCTCCCGCACCCACAACCGGTCGCCGGGCTCGCCGTAGGGGCAGATGATGCGTGCGTGCAGGCCGGCATCAAGCGCCTTGAATGGCGTATTGGGATCGACCATTGAGCCGAGGAAGTCGGGCTGCGGCTTCATCACTCGCCGCGTGACCGTCTTCCTACCTTCCAGGATGGCGCGGACCATCGGTCCAGTGAACAGGATCGGACGTTCTTTCATGGCTGCACCTGCTTCTGCGAACGGTTCCAGGGATGCCGGCGCCCGGGCTTGGGCTGCTGGCGCGGGGAGAGAAGTGCGTCGCGCAGGCTCATGCCGGCGGCGACGCGGCGGCGGACGGTCGTTGCGTGGACCGGGCTCTGGAAGTGCTCCACCAGCTCGGCGATGGTCCCGGTCACGCCGTCGACGGTGAAGCGTCGGCTCTCGCTCCAGCGTTCGTGCGCGCGCTCCAGCGCTGCGGCCTGCGCCGGCGTGAACCTGCCGCGCGACGCTTCGTAGGCCAGGCGGTTGCCGAGCGTCGTGCCGTTCTTGGCCCACTCGATGGGCCCCATGGCTCCGATGATCAGGTCGAACTTCCAGCGGCCCAGGCCAAGGGCCTGCATCGTTGCGCGGCGGGAAAGCCCGCGCGCGGCCGCGTTGCGAATGAACTGTTCGGTGTTCACGGGTTTACCTCCTGTTGCGCGACGCTCAGCGCCACCGCAACCGGGCGCACCCAGATCGGCGTATTGCTGAGCATGAAGGTTTCGCCGGCCTCGGCCAGCAGCAGCGTTGTACCCATCACGCCGGCGATGGCCTCGGCCGCGGCCGGCGGTACGGCGTTGCCGATGCGCTCGCGCCAGTCGCTGTCGCTCAGGCCGTCGAGGATCAACTGTTCTTCCGGGTCCACCAGGCTCTGCAGCGCGGCCAGCTCCAGGGTGGTGAAGGGCCGGTGCCAGGTGCCATCCAGCGACTGGATGATGCAGGTCAGCCGGTCGTTCGCCTTCGGCATGCGCGGATCGGCCACGCTCCATCGACCGTTGTCGTGCCGCGCACTGGCCGACACCGCGCCGGCGGATTGGTCGAACCCAACCACGCCGTAGTGGCCGCCAGTGAGATACGGGTCTCCCTTCGTCCGGCTGAGCACGCGCGGGTCTTCGACGCACTGGCCTGTGCCATGGGCACTGGTGACCGCTTGTGCGTGGCGGTCCCAAGGCACGATGCGGAACTCGTTAGAGTGTTTGGCAGGGCCACGGTGGCGCGGGTCCGCGACAGCAAATGCACCCTGGCCGGTAGTACTGGCCGCAATCACGGTGCCGGCTGGGCCGTCCCAGTCGGTGACCGGGTACTTGCCGAAACTCTGGCCGCGGGGATCGGCGACGGAGTACGTGCCTTGGCCGGGCGACTTGACGCCGATGATGGCGCCCGAGGTGTCGGTCCAGCGGCGCACGCCGTACTGCTGGTATTGCAGGGCGTTTGCCGGCGCGCGCGGGTCCGCGACAGAGAATGCGCCGTTCGTGGGGCTGCTGCGACCGGCGATGATGCCCGTGCTGTCGTTCCAACCGTGCACGCCCATGTAGCCAGCCCGGTATTTCGGGACGATGATCAGATCGCGCAGGTAGCCGTCCTCGACGGCGAGGTCGTTCAGGCTGCGCCAGTCGCTGCCGGCTCGCACCAGTGCCAGGCGAACCCAGGTCTTCCACTGCAGGGACGGCACACGGTGCATCGGGCCGGCGGCATCGATATCACCGGGAAGCGGCATGCGGCCGAGGATGTCGCCGACGGCGCGGAGCGATTTCTTCTCTGGCTCGTACAGGAAGGGGGGCACTTTCTCGACGTGCCGCGCGACAAGCAGGAAGCGCTTGCGCGACTGGGCCAGGCCGCCCAGTTCGCCGCAGTCGTGAGTTGTTTCCGCCACGGCGTAGCCGAAGCCGCCGAGCAGGCTGTTGATCTGGTCCAGCAGGTGCCGGCCGCGGCTGGCTAGGCGCGGGACGTTCTCGAAGACGATCAGCGGCACCGGGTCATCAGCCCATGCCTCGCCCATGAGCCAGATGCAGCGCAGCGTCAACTCGTTCAGCGCCTGGTACTTCGGGGTCAGGCTCATCTTCTCCGACAGCAGGCCGCTGGCGCCTTTGCAGGGCGAGCTGATGAACACGGCATCCGGTCGGCGCCCGCCGGCGGCGCGTCGGATGTCCTCCGGGGTTGCCTCCCTCCAACCGGCGGGCGGCTCCGTTCCATGGAAGCGGATGTATTGGTCGCGGGTGAACAGGTCCAGCAGGGTGCCCGGGACGCCGGCCAGGCGCTCGAAGTCGCGCAATCCGGCCGGGTCCACGTCGATCCCGCCGAGGCAGACCCATTCGGCCTCGACGTTGCCGACCCGCGGGCGCGCCCGGTTGAAACCGGCGGCACCGCCGCCCAGGCCGCAGCAGAAGTGGAAGTGGTAGAGAGTGCGCTTGATCATGCGGCGGGTTCCTTATGGATGATGTCAGCATCGGCCTCGAGCAGGGCGAACAGGCCGGGCATGGCCATCTCTTCCTCGGCAGACTTGCAATAGCCCGCACCGTCCAGGAAGTAGCGGGAGTTCAGTTCGTGGGCACGGGCCCTGCGCTTGAGCTTCAGCGCGCAGTACGGGACGGTCATGATCCCGCCGAAGGGATCGAAGACCAGGTCTCCTTCCATGGAGTACTGCACGATGGCCCGGTCGACGATGTCGAACTGCAGCGGGCACAGGTGCATTTCCTGCCCCTTGCTGTACTGCTGGGCGTTGAGCGTCCGCATGCGGGCGACGTCGGTCCATACGTCCGGGTGCCAGGACTGCGGCGGCAGCAGCATGAAGCCGGTGGGCAGCTTCCCGGTGACCTCCAGCGATTCGCCGATGCGGACGTGGTGCTCGAAGTCGTAGACGGTGGACAGGCTGTAGTCGCGGTACAGCTTGAACATCACGTCGTGCGGGATGCCTTCGAAGTCCTCTTCGGTCAGCGGACGGTTGCCGCTGCTTCGGGTGAACCCGTGGGCGTCCAACTGCCAGCGTGCCCGGCTGTAGCCGTTGCCGCGGGTGACGGTGAGCTTCTTGTCCATGGCGAAGGGGACGATCTGGCCGTCTTCGTCGATGCACAGGGGCTTGGCCTTGACCACCGGAATGTCGCCGTAGGCGTTGGAGTTGTCGGTGGGGGGCTTACGGAAGATCAGCAGGTACTCGGGCATGCCGACACCCATCTTGGTGCCGTCCTTGCACTGTTCCGTCCACGAGAGGCGGTAGGTCTGGGCGTTCTCGCGAACCACGTCGGTGACGATGGTCTTCATGCCCATGTAGGCCCAGCCGTGCTTGACGAAGGCGCGGGTCACTTCCATGTGGAACGGATAGACGGTCTGGAAGCCGAGGCCGGTCATGCCGCCAGGAACGATACGATCCTTCACGTGGATGCAAGCCAGGCGCCCGGGAATGGTCACGCGCAGCATTTCCGGGATCAGATAGTCCATCTGCTGGAAGAAATGCGCGTTATCGTCGGTGTGCCCGAAGTCGGCGTAGTTCGGCGAGTACTCGTACTGGGTACTGAAGGGGATACTGGTGATGGTCAAGCCGACGCTGTTGTTTTCCATGCGGCGGGTTTCGAGCACAGTGTCATTGTTGACGATGGTGTAGTCCTTGCCCTTGATCTCGATGCGTTCCACACCCATGGAGCGGGTGAGTGTCTGCGCCATGGCGGCGATGGACAGGCCGTATTGCTTGATGATCTCGGTCATGCGCTGAACCATGGTGTTGTGCTGCTGCCACTTCCGTTCCAACTGGCGGCGGATGTCGCGCTCGGCCTCGGTGTAGATCAGGTCGATGCGCACGCGGCCGGTCTGCAGGAAGCGGTGCAGGCGGTGAATGGACTGGATGAAGTCGTTGAACTTGAAGCCGATGCCCAGGTAGATGGCCCAAGAGCAGTGGCGCTGGAAGTTGCAGCCGCTGCCGGCAATCACCGGTTTGGCGGCCAGCTCCTGGAACTCGCCGTCGCTGAACTGGACGATCGCGCGCTCGCGCTCTTCCAGATCCTGGGAGCCGTAGACGCTTACGGCAGTGGGGACGGCGGCCTCGATCGCGTGGCGTTCCGACTCGAGGTCATGCCAGATGATCCGGTGAGCATCTGGGGCCTCGGCGCGGATCTCCATCAGTTTGGCGATCCGGGCGGGCAGGCTCTCGCGTTTCTCGGCGGCGGCGTCCTGCACGCCAATAGCGGTATTACGAAGCAGGCGTCCCTGGCCATTGCGCTCGTGGCCGGCGTGCGAGTGGTCAGACGGTACTTCGTGCCAGCGGATGTCCAGTTCCGGTAGGGCGTAGCCTTCGTCACTGAACCCGAGGTCGCTGGGGCGCTGAACGAAGATCGCCCAGGACGCCACCCACATCCAGAACTCGCCCTCCTTGTGGGCATGGATGGTGAGTTGGTCGGCCTTCTCCGAGTTGCGTTTGAAGAACCTGGTCTTGGCCTGGCCGACATCCATCACGCCGAGGAACGCCGAGTACGCCAGCAGCTCGATGTATTCGTTCGGGCTCGGCGTGGCCGTGGCCACGTACCGGTACCGGACGCCATCGCCGCGGATGCCGGCGGCGCGATCGTCACCCGCGAACAGGGCCATGAACTCGCGGAACGTCTTGCTGCCGCCGAAGCCGCGCAGGCAACTGGCTTCGTCCAAACTGGCCACACTGAACCGTCGAGGGTCGAGCTTGCCATCGCGGACGGTCTCGTAATTGGTCAGGTAGATTGTGTTGGGGTCGTCTACCTCGTCGAAACTTCGGATGAACCGGACGGTGATGCCGAGCATCGCGGCGTCTCGGTAGAACTCCTGGCGCACACCCAGCGGGATGGTGATGAGCGCGTAGCCTCCGGCCAGGTCGCGGGTGACGCGCGCCACTTCAAGCTGCATTACCGACTTGCCCAGGCCGAAGGCCGCGAAACAGGCCGCGCGGCCTTGGCGCACCAGCCAGGTGGCGATGGCTCGCTGGTGCGGTTTGAGCAGGGGATGGAAGGCCGATGGCTTCACCTCGAAGCCTTTCGGCTCGGCGAGGCGGACCTTGGCTCGCAAGAAGTCTTCATAGGCGGTCATGCTGTTTCCTTGGGGAACGGCACGCACCGGACGCCGCCCTGCCTGACAGGGCGGCCCACGAGGCATGGTTGAATCGCCCACAGGGCGGCGTCCGGTGCGTGCTGGAAGAGAAAGCGCCCCGGGTGGGGCGCTGTATCGAGGGTCAGGCCGCAGCCTGTTGCTGCTGGTCGACGAGTTGCCCGGCGTCGATCCAGACCGCCTGTAACCAGGCCGGCGTCTTCGCCATCGGTTCCTTGAGCGTGCCGGCGACGATCAGCGTGTCGATCTCGCCGCCGGCGGCCAGGCTCTGGAACAGCTTCATCGCCTGCTGAGTGCGAGCAGGGATATCCAGCACGTCGAGGCGATCCAGCAGCGCCAGGCGCAGGCCGGAGATCGTCGCGATGGCCAGGGCGATGGTCGCGTCGCACCGCCAGCGTTCGGACTCGGACAGCAGGCCGTACAGCCGACCGCCGAACGTGACGTCGATGTCGGCGCTGATCTGCACGGGCGACCAGCCGGCGGTGCCGGATAGGCGCTGCAGCAGCTCGTTCACCGGTCCGATCGCGTCGGCCAGGATTTCCGCCGGGATGCCGGTGGGGGATAGGGCATCGGCCAGGGCGCTCCAGGCGCAGACCTCGGCGTGGAAGCCGGCGGCCTGCTTGATGACGTCCTGGCGCTGCGCGGCGGCGTTGAACGCTTCCATCAGCGACTGCACCTTGGCCTGCTGCCGGTCACGCGCCTGGCGCAGTTCGTTGATCGCCTGTTCGCCGTTGGCGATCGCCTCGGCGCTGGGCGCCTGGGCGGTTTCGGCTTCCAGCGCGGCGGCCTGCGCGGCGGCGTCCTCGCTCTCCTTCAGGTCCCGCTGGCTGTTGGCGACGGCCCGCTGAGCGCTGGCAAGATACCCGCGGTACTCCTCCAGACGTTTCGCCGCCTCGGGATCGGCAACCTTCGCCGGCGGCTGGTGCGCGACCAACTGGCCGGCCTGCAGGTCCACGGCGCCCTGGCAATGAGGGCAGGTCAGCGGCTGGTGGGCGGGCTCGCCGCTGGCGGCGGCCTCGGCTGCCATCACCTTCTCCGACCATTCGTCCTGATTGGCCTCGTCGGTGGCCAGCTTGTTGCGCCGGCGGTCGGCCAGCGCTGCGGTTTCGCGCAGAGCGGTGATGCGGCTGGCCCGCGCCTGGGCGTCGGCGTGGGCGCGCTTGCTGGAGCCCAGGGTCTGCTGGGCCTCGTCCAGGTCCTGGGCGGTGGCTCGCAGTTCCGCGCGCGCCGATTCCAGTTCCTCCTCGCTGACGATGGCCGTCGGCGCCTCCGGCTCCCACCCGTTCGCCTTGTCGCTGCCGTAGTTCTCGCCGGTGATTGCCTTCCAGGCGCCGCGCGCCTCGCTGGCGTAGTCCTTTGCCTGGCCGACCATGGCGGAGAACCCGGAACGGAGCAGGGGCTTCACCTTCTCGAACAGCGCCAGGTCGATGCCCTTGGCCTTCAGGCGCTTGCCGACCTCGGCCGGGCTGGCGCTGGCGCCGGTCAGGTCGAACAGCACCCGGCGGCGATCTTTGGCGTCCAGGGCGGCGAAGCGGCTGGCGTCGAGCACGAACGGCAGAAACGGCGAGTCGGCGAGCTGGGAGCCTTTGCCGCTGGGCAGCGCGACCCCGCAGGCCTGCACCTCGCCGGCCTCGTCCAGCCACTCGACGCGGGCCTCGCCCTTCTTGGCGCCCTCGGTGATCAGTTGGCCGATATGCTGCTTCTGCGCAACGCGGCCGGGCTTACCTGTGAAGGCGTGGCTGATGGCGTCGAGCAGCGAACTCTTGCCGGCGCCGTTGTGGCCGGCCACCAGAAGCACTGGCGCAGAAACATCAAGGGCCGCATGACGCAGCCCTTGGAAGTTGGTGATTTCGAGTTTCGTGATGCGCATGGCTCACTCCAGGTCGAGGGCGATATCCCCCGGCTTCTTGACGACGCGGTAAGTGTTCAACTCGCGGGATTCCTCGTTCTCCTGCTCGAGCACGATGACGCCCTGGTCCAGCAGTTGGAGAATGACGCGCTCGGCTTCCTCGGTGGTGAGAGCGAAGCGCGATTGCAGCCAGGCCGCGTCGAACACGTCCTTCTTGGTGGCGACGCCGATGGCGATCTCGCCCAGGGTGTGGCCGGCGAAGCGCTCGACGGTGAGTTGCGGCAGTTCTTGGAACTCGGCATCGACGACGTCGCTGTCGTCTGCTGGTTGCATACCGCCCCAGGCGCCGGGGTCTTCCATGTCATGGTCGCCGCCGTTCAGGTCCAGCGGGTTCTGGTCCGGATCCGCCTTCACGTCCTTCATGCCGTCGAGGAACTCAGCGGCGCCGCCGATGATCAGCAGGCAGTCCTCGTTCACCGCGTCCAGAAGGTCGTGCTTGTTCGGGCTGGAGTGATTCACCACGATGACGGCCTTCATCTTGTCCTTGGCCGCGATGGATTCGAGCTTGCCGTAGACGGTCTCGCGCTCGGCGCCGGCGATGGTGTGCACCGCGATGGTGGCGGCGTTGCGTACCTGCTGCTCCAGGCGCTCGATCACATCGGTCTGCTTGGCTTCGGACAGCTTCTGCCACACGTCCGGCAGGATGCGGATTTCCTGGATCAGGCCCTGCAGCAGGCTCTTGCCGAGCGTGTCGGCGGTCATGTGGAGGAAGGCGGCGTTGTTCTGGCTCATGGGCGGGTTCCTACTGGTTGGCGATGCGTTCGAGGGTGGTGTGCTGGGACTCACTGAGGAACATCCGCGGGCCGTAGCGCTGGAAGTTGGCGCGCAGGTCGGCGGTGAACTCTTCTTCCCAGGTTGTGGCGGCATTCAGCTCCGCCGCGCCGAGGAGGCTATTGAACTCCTCGACACGGTCGAACTGCTCTTCGATGGTTCGGCTGGGCATGGCCGGTTACTCGAGATTGAGCCCGTCGTCGCCGGTGTCGCCGGTGTCCGACTGCTGGCCCGGGGCGGGTTCGGTGATTTCGCCCGTCTCGGTGTTCACGCCGTCCGGGACCTGGTCCTGAGACTGGTCGTCAACAACGCTGTATTCGCCGGTGAGGATGGACGCGTTGTCCTGGTCCAATCCGGCGTCGGCGCGTTCGTCCAGGGTGACTGCGGTCTGCAACTCGATGCTGACCGGCAGGTACTTGAACAGCCGGCGGATGACGGTCTTCTTGGCCATCTCTTCGTAGTGGGTGACCCAAGGCCCGTTTCCGGATGCCTTGCTGGTGGCGCGTACTTTGTCGACGTCGGCCTTGCTCATGACCTCGAATTGCACGCCGCCGTCCTTCAGCTTGGCGACCGCGTAGACGTGGGTCATGACGCCGCGTTCACCTTCTCCCGGAACGTGCTGGACGTCTTCGTCGAGGCCGTAGCGATAGCTGAACTGGTCGTTCTGGTGCACGGTGCGCGCGGTGAGCGAAACGATCTGGCCGGAGCGCCGGGCAAGGTCAATCATCCCGCGGTAGCCGATGATCAACTGGACGTTCGACAGGCCATCTTTCGCCTTGCCGTTGCCGAACGGCAGCAGGTAGGCATGGCCGAGAGCGTTACCCGGTTCCAGGCCGAGCTGCGCGCATTGCATCACGGCGCCGAGGAAACTCTCCTGATTGCATTTCGCCAGGGCCGGTACTTTGCGGATCTCGGTCAGCGCGATGCGCGCGAGTCGGTCGGCGGTCATGTGCTTCGGAAGCGCCAGGGCCATCTGGGCTTTGATCTTCGGGTCAGTCATCAGGTGGGCCAGCGTTTTCGGCTGGCCATTGTTGGCGACATTGCCGGTCGCGGCGGCTTTCAGGGCGGTTGCGGACATGCTGGGCTCCGGTTACTTGAGGCGGAAAACGCGGGATTCGCTGGTCTTCTTGAACTGCTCGAACAGCGCGGGGTGAGCTTCCTTGAAGGCGGATTGGTCGAAGCGGTTGGTGGTCTGGGACTTCCACGTCAGTACCGACTTGCCGTTGACCGTGAGTTGGGCGTGGTCCTGCATGAAGAGCTTGATGCGCTCCTCTGCGGACTCGATCTCGTACTCCAGGCCCTTGGCCTTGGCTTTCAGTTCGCGCAGGCGGTTGAACACCTCCACGACCTTGCCATCGGCCTCGATGCTGGTTCCGGCGTCACGCTCGAACAGCCGGAGGATGTCGCTGACAGCGGTTGCTTCGGGCGGATCCAGGCGCTGGATGCGTCCCCAGAACTCGACCTCCTTCTCGCGAATCGCCGCGATGGTTTCGTCGTCCCGCTCGACGCGGTACACGCGGAAGTCGTCGCCGCCGATCAGCACGCCGAAGATGCAGACCTGGCGGCCGGTGACCATCAGGCCGTGCATGGCCTGGGCGGTGTAGTGGACTGGAATGGCATCGGTCTGAACCTCACCCCAGTCCTTTGCCTTGAACGGGCTGACCGTCTTGATCTCGATGTTTTCGCCGCTGGCGGCCTCGGCGTCGATCTCGGCGGCCATGAAGTCGTGCTGCTGGTCGCGGTAGCGGTTACCGCGGCCGACGATCTTCAGGCCGGTCTCTTCGGCCAGCAGGTCGATGACGTAGGGCTCCATCCGCTGGCCACGGGTGAAAATCTTCTGCTTCGCCGGGTCGACGGGACCGGTGCGCGGCTGGATCTTATCCAGGTACACGTCCAACGGAGTGCGCCAGGGGCTGATGCCGAGGATGCCGGCGACATCGCTGCCGCCTAGCAGCTTGCTCCTGTCATGATGTTCAGGTGCGATTTTGAGGAGGGACACAGGCGTAATCTCCGAGGTTCTTCAAGAGGCCGTCGTACTTGCAATGGCATGATCTGCAAAGACGGATGTAGTCGTTTGGGTCGTGGTGCCTTCCACTAACGTTGGCCCACTCGAACCTGGCCTTTGGGTCGGTGGTCCCGCAGTGCTCGCACTTCATGGGGCGGCCCCGCGCGGCATAGACCCTGTTGTGGGCCGGCTTGTACTTGACCGCCTCGCCCCGCCAGCTACTGTTCTTCGCTCCGCGCTGATCTCGCTTCGCAGCTATGCGCCGCTCTATGCCGCAACGGATCATGAAGAGCCGAAGGGCACGGCAGGTGCATCCGATCTCGGCGGATACTTCTTCGAGCGTCATGCCCGATTCGTAGAGATGGCGAACCAAGCCCTCGTTGAGCAGTGGAACGCGCTTACTCTGTTGGCCGCCGAGGTACTTGGTACGGTCGAGCGCGCCGACCGATGCGAGAGCTGCAGTCATGGGGCTGGTCTCATTTCAGGGTGAGGGTGGTTGTCGCGTGAAGGCGGGAGCTACGCCGGAAGCGCAGAACGCAGAGGTCGCCGCATATGTCGGCGAAGAACGGGTTGTGGTAGCCGTGGCGGTTGGCCAACTCGACGGCCTGGCGGATGCTCTTTCCGGCAAACTCTTCGATATCGTCGAGTTGGTCGTCGATGATCGAGCGAACGGGGCGGGTGGTCATAGGTCGATGCTCCTCAGTTCTTGCTGTCTCGCATCCGCTGCGGCGTCGAGCCGGCGGCGCATGTCGTCGTATTGCCGGGGGCCTATGGCGTCCAGCGTGTAGGCCATCTCGATTTGGCCGCGCCATACCAACTGGTCGTGGCGCGGGATCACCGAACGACGCATTGCGACGATCGCTTCCTCGATCACGCCCTCGGCGCGTTCATTCGCCCAGGCCATCGTCATCCTCCTGCTCTTCGTCGTCGGGCTCCGGGTCCGGCTGGTCCCAGAGCGGGTCGACGGCACGGTCGTAAGCGAGTTGCGCGTTGCTGAAGGCCGCGCAGTTGCGGCGCTCGCGGTATGTCCACATCGGGATGCTCTCCGTGGTTCACCTGCATTCGGCTGAACACTCGCGCCGCCGGGCTTGCCGATGGGGAGACGGGGAGCGTTCATGCGAATGCGGGCGGTGAAAAAAGCCCGGCCGGAGCCGGGCGAAGAGGGGGAACGCTGCATGCGCAGCGGGGAGTGATCTGTCTCGTCCGATCCAATCGCCAGTCGGTATCCCTTCCGCGTTATCGGTTCGCTGTCCAGCCCGAGGTGGCTGCGCTATTCAATCGGCAGATCACTCTCCGCTGCGCCCTGGCCGTGCCAGGAGCAGGAAAGAGAAGGGCGCCGCAAAGCGCCCTGTCTCCACTTACATGCACCGCCTTATGTGAAAGCGGTTGGGTACAGGCTCGACCGCATGTTGGCGATCTGCCGTTGGGGCTGGGCTACATGGTGAGGTCCTCCGTTGTACGCGCCGTTGGACCGGCGGGCGCTCGCCGTGGGTTAAACGCCCGGCAATGGGCCAGGCGCCGAAGTCAGGAGATCGCGGTGCAGGCCCGCAACGCCACCGGCGCCGACTGGCCTTCGATCCAGATAACCGCCGCCCCGCCAAGCGACACGCTGGCCCGGCCGACGGTGCGGGTGCGCTTCGGTTCGGCCCCGCGGTACGGCCGGTACTCGATCAGCGCTGGCGCCGGGTGCTCTCTGTTCCAGGCTTCGACCAGCTCCGCCGGTGGCACCGGTCGGACGTTGCCGATCTGCTGGTAGATCTCGGAGCGGTGAATGGCGACGTCGTCCGGGGCGGTGATGCCGAGGCGCACCTGGTCGCCCTGGCTGCCGAGGACCGTGACGGTGATGTTGTCGCCGATATGCAGGGTTTCGCCGACTCGGCGAGTGAGGATCAGCATGTGTGCCTCCGTTCAGGATGCTGGGCGCGCGGGCTCAGGCCGGCTCGCAGTGGGAAAGGGCAACGCAACCGGACACGCCAGCGAGCCAGACGACAGCAGTGTGTCCGCCGAGAACCTGGGCTTCGGTTGTCGTACGGGTGCGCTTCGGCGTGGCGTGACGATGAGACCGGTAGTTGACCTCGGTGCCGGCGGGGTATGCGGAATTCCAGGCAGCAACGGTCGCCGCCGGGTTGGCGTTTCGCTTCATCGGGTATCTCCGGATAGATTGCGGTGGGGCAGGTGATGCCCTGCTACCGGCAGGGCGGCGGGCTATCCCGGAATGCCTTTGTTGGCTGGCAGCGGGTTCTTTGCCATGCGCGCATCAAAATCGATCTGGAACCAGCCGGAACAGCGGCATCGGTATTGCTCGCCAACCACTTCGTCCAAATCATCGCCTTCGATGCCGCAGATTTCCTGGCAGTGGGGGCAGCGCACAATCAGCGACCGATCGTTATCCCGAGCGACGTGCTTAACGTCGTAGATGTATTCGTCAGCCATCTCTACCTCCTATTGCTCTACGGCGTTGATCACCGATGCGAACTCGAAAAGCTTCGCGAAATCGTTCATGTCCTTTCCTCGGTGATGCCGGCAGGGCGGCGGGTTAGAACCGCTTCTTGGCATTTTCATTCACTTCGCGCTTCCTGCGATTTAGCTCAACAATCCGATCAATTTCATCGTCTTCGGTGATCTGGGCGAATGCCGCGAGGACTAGGCGCGAGTAGTCACGCCCGTCTCCTTTCAAGCTTGCTGGCCCAGCTTTTGGTCTTATCTTCATGCGATACCTTCAAAAGTTGTGCTCGATGCGGAAACACCAAAGCGCGCCCAATTGGACGGCGAGTAGAACTGAACGACTTTGGCAATTTTGATGATGTGCTCGGCGCCAAAGCGGAACGACTTGCCTTTGTACTGGCGCGGCTTTGTCAGCTTCTTGTCGAGGCAGGTGGCCCCAACCAATCGCCCATCGCTAAGGCGAACTCCATGTTTCAGGGCGCGACCACAGTGCTCGCAATTGCAGTCGCTTTCGTAGCCCACGATTGAAATCTGGTTCATCTCTGAATCCTCGGTTGACTTCCCAATGCCGCCTCATCGAAGCGGCATCAGTGAAGTGGTCAAATCGGCATCAGGTCGCGCGCCGGAACAGTTGCGCGGATCAGTTCGCCATCGCGGGCACCCTGGCCCCAGTATTCGATGCGGTAGCCGCGCGATGTCTTGCCCAGTACAGTGGCGCGTGCTCGACCGAGGTAGCAGGCTTTGTCACCTGCCTTGTATGCGTTCATGTCTTGCCATCTTGACCGGATTCGTTGACTTCCTCGATGCGCCTGTCTCCAAGCGAATCTGAGAAATCGGTGTTGCATGGGTTTATGCTGAGTAGTGATACCAAGGGTTTAACCCGTCCCTGTGCCTCCAGATAAAGCGATCAAGCTCAAGCGAACATGGAGGCTTGAAAATGCAGGTATTCCCGTCCACTTTCTCGCACCAACCGATTAACTCTCCGGCTGGCTTGGTCATGTGATGCTCGCTCGCGAAGATTCGGCAGCCCCGCATCGGCTTGAAGAATCGGTACATCACGCATGCATCCGCACGGTGATGTAGCCGTTGCTGGCAACAACGTGGTCCCAGCGGTTGAACCAGATGAGGTCGCCGAACTTCTTCATGGCGGCCTGGCGTACCTCGATCAGCACGTCATCCGGTGTCTCGTTGCCTTCCGGCAGGGCAATCCAATCCAGGCGTTTGCCGTTGCTCAGGTGCGCATCGACATTGAATTGAGCCATTTCAGTCTCCTTACCAGGGTTTCCCGGCGTTGATGTATGCGCTTCCTGCGAGTTGCGTGAGCGCAACTAGCTCCATCGAATCGATCTCACCGCCGTAGTACAGGCCGCGCAGCATTCCAACCGTTTCGTGGTACTCAATGCGCGCCTCGCGATCGTCTTCCGCCTTGCGGAGGACCCGAAGTGCCTGGCGTACAGCACGTGAGGATTTTTCATTCATTTTCTGCTCCTCCAGGGCGTGTTGACTTCCCGTCTGGCCCTCGGTGGAGGGCCAGCCAGTGAAATCGGTGTTTCTCCGCACCTGCATGCGGGTCATTCGCTCGGTTCAGCATTTCGCTTCGTCCGCCGTCGCAGTTGTCTGCGCGTTGGCAGGCTTTCGGGCCTGTCGGATCGCCGGTCGCCGTAGAGGCAGGCTTGGTTGTTTCCCCTGGATTTCTTTCGCCCGCCAGGAGGCAGCTCGGGCTGACCTAACCGGCGGTGCCGGGTAGTCGTTCATGGCGCGGGTTGTTAAAGAGCGGTCGGCTCGGTGGCCTTATTCTGCGTTCTGCGCAGAATGTGATTTGCATTATGCGCAGATTATATTCTGCGTCAAGCGCAGATTTTGAGAAAAAGAAAAGCCCGCGCTTGGGCGGGCTAAGGGGAGGGGCTATCAGCGGGGTAAGTCGACGTACCAGTAAACGAACAAGCTCCCGTCATCCCGAGCCTCGACATTTACGCCGTCGATACTGCGGAGGTCTCGTTCCAGTCGAAGCCAGGCCCATTCCGGTTCGTTGCTCGCGCGCTTGATCCGCACGGACTGTTGGACTTGTGCCTGGGGGCTTTCAATCAGCGCCCGGACTCGGTCGACGACAGCGATATAGGTGGTTTCGGACCATGGAGAGAACAGCATTCCGAGTACTCCTTGTGCTTCGATGCTGGCAGTTGCTGACAGAATTCTGCTATAAAAATACTGTACGAATATACAGTTTAGGGGGTTCTTTCGATGGCCAAACAACAGAAGAAGCAGGACGCGAAACCGATGGCTCCGGTTGAGAAATTGGGGCTCCGCATATCGGAGATGATCAACTCACCGAAAGCCCAAGACCTGCGAAGGGTGACGATCCACCGCTTGGACACGGATCCCGATGACGCATGGGAACAGGTGATGGAACTGCTGTCCGAGTCCGACGGCATTGACATGGTTTTCAACGACGACGGCACCGTGACGCTGAAGTGGGAGGAACAGGAGGGAAGCGATGACCAGGTGGAAAGCCAGAGCGAGGATATGGCGACCTATCAGGTCAAGGGGAGGATGTAGGATGGAGACCACGTGGGCGGCGACCAGCCTCGTCAGCGTTGCATGGTCTGGCTCGACCGCAAACGAAAAGCCCCGCAGATGCGGGGCTTGGGTCAGGCTGGAATCTTTCCTATGGCCGCCAGTATGGGGGCCAGGTATTGCTGGACTACCCACCAGACGGCAGCGAAGAACGAGCCACCAACAACCAGCAGCGAACTCAATGCCCAAATGGCCATCTGACCCTTGGTAACCATGCGCGCTTCGATACCTTCAAGCCGCGTCTCGACCTTGCCAAGCGCGACTTTAACGTCGGTCATATCTCGTTCCAGGTTGATGATCCGAGTATCCACGCCATCACCCCCAGGTGGAAGTCCGCTCTTCTGCTTCAGGGATTCTAGCTCCCGCTCCAAGGAAGCATACTGAATTTGGAGCAAGCTGACATCAACGGTCTGATTCGTCATCGTCCTCGACCCCAAGAATCTCCCCGATTTCCTTGATCGTTGCGATCTGGTCATTGATGCTGTGCATTGCCTCAATCAATCTGGATTGAGCATGTGCAGGAATCGAATCCATCGCCGACAGTATGGATACGATCCTCATCTGCGAGCTGGCATTCTGCAGGGCAAACCTGTGGAGCCTGGTGATCGCCAACTTCAGAATTTCAACGTCGTTTTCTGTGGTCATCAGCCGCCCCTTCTGGTTGTCAGTTCTTCCCAGGCTGACCATTGGTCATCACGTACCGCTTGACCTTGTTGTCCTTGTCGAAGAGTACCGTCAGGCTCTGCTGCTCCATGCCGGTCCCGAAGGGGCCGACGTAGACGTAGAACCAGATAGCCTGAAGATTTCCATCGGAGTCGAAGGATTGGGAAAGCGGATTACCGAATCTCTCCAGCATCTGGTCGTAGGTGGTCTGCCCCTGAACGATCTGTCGAACGTCCGCCTGATCGATTGGTGTCCCGTTGCTGGCACAGGCGGACAGAGTAATCATCAGTACCGCAATAGCGATTGCTCGCATGGAACCTCCTTGTTTGATCAAAAAATGTTCTGCGCCAAGCGGCCTGGCTCAGAACTTCTGCCCGTTCCACCCGTAGATCACCTGAACTTGCGGATAGCTCGGGTGACAACGCCGACCATCTCGCAGTTGTCGTCGATGGATAGCATGCGATATGCGGGGTTCAGGGGTTTCAAGTACTTCTGGCCTGCGTCGGACACGAACTGTTTGAAGGTTGCCTCGTTGCTGTCGGCCAGCTTCGCAACCACCAGATCGCCAGGCCTCGGCTCGAGCCCGGTGTCGACGAGAATCAGCATGCCTTCCGGAATGCTCTCGCCGGCCGGGGCCGTCATCGAATCCCCCTTCACCTCCAGCCAGAATGACCTTCCCTTACCCTTGTAGTCACTGAGTTCGAATGTATCGAAGCCGGCCGGCTCTATCGCTTCGCGCCAAGCGCCTGCGGCGACCCAACTGACCACCGGGTAGCGGTAGAGGCGCCCCGGCTGCTCTGTGGGGCCTACATTGCCCGCGGGCTCTTCCGCTAGACCCGTGAGTGAGAGGTCAAGAATCGAGAGAATCTTGGAAAGCAATTCCTGACTGGCTCCCTGCTTGCCACGCTCGATGCGCGAGAGGTTTCCAGTGTCCGAGTCCACCTGGTGGGCGAGAGCTTCGAGCGTCAGGCCTCGTGCCTTCCGCGCTTTTCTGATGATAGATCCGATGTCCATGACCGCGATTCTCTGGGTGATTTGCGTCGCACGCAAAGCGTAGGGCGCAGAACGAAGTTGCAAATAATCTGCGCCATGCGCAGAATTGAGGCGTCACTATCCAGGACTTTCGTCATGACCCCATTGAAGAAAGCTCGCCTGGATCGAGGATGGCGCCTGGCTGATGTAACTCAGCGCCTACGCGATCTCGGTGAAACCATCGACACCGGCAATCTTTCGAGGATCGAGCGCTGCGAGCAGCGCGCGTCGCCCTTGATGGCCGAAAAGCTCGTTCGCGTCTTCGGTGACGCGCTCACGGAAATGCATGTGCTGTATCCGGAGCGCTATCTGGAACCGAAACCTGACACGCCAGAGCAAGCGGTAGCCTGACCATGACGACGAGCAAGTTAACCCCCGAGCAAGAGTCAAGATCACGCGATTTCGAGGCGCTGTTCTTGAGCCAGCTTCTGTCTGTGGGCCAGAAGGTCGTCGCCGATTCAGTCGGCTTGAGCGAGTCGGCTATCACTGGATGGAAGAAGGACGGCCTCATCGAGCGCTTCTGCAAGGCCGCCTCGGTGCTTGAGCTTCAAATCGTTCCCCAGCATGCGGTGGTCGTCAGCGCGGACTATCTCCGTTCGCTGGAGACGTTGGCCGAGCTGGGCCTCAAGGCCGAGAAGAAGCGGCCGGGACCGCTGGGTTGGGACTGAATGCCGTCCTTCCAGATCAACGACGAGGAGTGGGATGCGCTCTTCGACGAGCCGCATCAGCTGCTGAAGGTGTACTGCGCGATCCGGATGTTCATGGACTACAGGACCGGCATCGCTGGCGAAACCCGCCGCCTGAGCGAGCAGATGCTGATCGAGGTTTTGAGCATCCCGGCATCACCTGGGCGTCCTGCGCACAAGGCGACCCGCAAGGAGGCCCGCTACACCATCGATGCGCTGGTTCGCCGGGGCATGGTCGAGCCTATGCCCAGCATCGGTCCTTTCGTTTTCCACCTGCCGAAGGCCTCACGGGATCAATCCGTCTCGGAGAGGTGGGGCCAGAGGTTTGACCAAGGTGGGGCCAGACCTGGGGCCCTAGGTGGGGCCAAGGATTTAGAGTCAGAAGCCCCGGAACTACTGGGCTACAGCGAAGAGATTGGAGCAAGTGGGGCCGGAGGTGGGGCCGGAGGTTCTCCCGAGGTGGGGCCAGAGGTGGGGCCTACATCCGGTCTTCCTCCGATACCTCCTCCGTCACGTAACGCGCGCGAGGCAGAGCCGGTATCTGGTGCTGACCGATTCCCGATGAATGAGGCCTGGGTGCCGAGTGCGAAGGGGTGGGCGGCAACGCTGGTCCGCAACGGAATTGGGAGCTACCAGCTACGCGACGACGAGCTTCTCGAATTCCGCAGCTACTGGATCAACCGCCCCGAGAAATTCCAGTCCCAAGGCCAGTGGGAGCACGAACTGGCACAGAAAATCCGCCGCAACCAGCGCTTCGACCAGAACAGGAGCAGCTATGGAAACCAAGCAGGAAACGCCGAAGGCCAAGCCGGCCATCGTGCCGCAAAGCGCGGCCTCCCACATCGACAGGGCCCTCGCTCAGCCGTCGACCGCGTCAACGCAATCGTCGCCGCCAACGAGGCTGCCCGACAGGCTGCTGGAACGGCTCTGGGTGAAGATGACCGAGATGTACGGGCACCGCTGGACGTCGAGTTTTGGCGACAACCCGAATCCTGACGGCGCCTGGGCTACGGTGCTCCAGGGGCTGACCGGCCAGCAATTGGCCCACGGGCTCAACATGCTGACGTTCATGGGCAGCCGGTTCGACTGGCCGCCGGCGGCGCCGACATTCCGGGAGCTCTGCTTGAGCGTCCAGCCGGAGTCGCTCGGTCTGCCGGACCACGACACCGCGTTCCACCAGGCTCTGGCGTGCCGCTACCGCCACCAGGTGGTCAAGGCCGCCGCCGAGGCCACCGGAGTTTTCGATCTGCGCACCGGCGAGGTGAACGACGATCGCCTCCGCAAGCGCTTCGGGTTCCACTACGCAGAGATGGTCCGGCGGTGGGCGAACAACATCCCGCTGAGCCAGCCCGTCATCCACGCGATTGAGCATGACACCGGGAAGAGCCTGCTGGACCTGGCCGAGGATGAGGCCGAGCGGCAGCTCCGCCGGCGGATGCAAGCCCAGGGCCTGGATGGGCTCAGTGGCGCCCAGGCGCGGGAACTGCTGCTGGCCAAGATGCGCCGGAAAGCGCCGGAGGTGCGCCGTGATGCATGACCTCCGCCCGGTGATGTTCACCGTACCCGGCGAGCCGGTGGGGAAGGGGAGGCCGCGTATCGGCCGCGTCGGCGCCCACGCCAGGATGTTCACGCCGGCGAAGACCGTGGCCTACGAAGGCCTGGTGGCCATGGCAGCCCAGGAAGCGCTCGCAGGTCGATCCCTGATCGCCGGCCCCGTGCTCATCGAACTGCGGATGTTCCACCCCATTCCGCGGTCCTGGTCGAAGAAGCGCCAGGCCATGGCGCTGATCGGCGAGGTCATGCCCACCGTGAAATGCGATGCCGACAACTGCCTGAAGGCGGTGTGTGACGCGCTCAACGGCGTTGCGTGGAAGGACGACACCCAGGTCGTCAATGTGATGCTCGCGAAGCGGTACGCCGAAGTACCGCGGGTCGAGGTGAAGATTGTTCCGCTGATGGCTGAAGGGGCGCAGAGATGAAATTCAGGGGCGTGTTCAAGCATGCAGATGGCGGCTTCGTTGCCAGCATCGGGCACAAGGGCAAGCAGGTGTATCTCGGCTGGTTCAGGGGGTTCGAGGAAGCCAAGCAAGCCAGGCTTGAGGCAGAGGTCAGGCTGTTCGGGGCGGTATTTGATCGTCGCGAGATTAATGTCTGCGAGGACCACGCCAAGATACCGTTGCATGGGCGCAACGGGGCGTTCTACGGCTACGCCTTGGTCGATCTTGACGACCTGCCGAAGGTGGCTGCGACAGCTTGGACTGTCGACCCTCGCGGCTACGTTGCCGGAAGGCCGGAGGGCATGAAGTCCTCGGTGACCATGCACCGCTGGATCATGTTCGGCGATGCGAAGGGAAGCGGCGTCGACCACCGCGATGGCGACAAGCTGAACAACCGCAGGAGCAACCTGCGCGAAGCAACCCAGGGTGAGAACGCCAAGAACACCCGCCTGGCCAAGAACAACTCCAGCGGCTTCAAGGGTGTTTCGAAGACGGCGGAGGGCCGCTGGCGCGCACGCATCACCGTCGGTCGCAAAGAAATCCGGCTCGGCAACTTCGATACTCGGGAAGAGGCGGCGGCCGCATACGACCGAGCAGCGCTGCAACTGCATGGTGAGTTCGCATCGCCGAACGGCGAAACGCCAGGCGTGCGAGTGAAAGTCGTCCCTCTCCTCGAGGGCGAGCAGTGACTACAGGAAACTACAGGGGAGAGTCGAAATGAGACTGATCAGCGCGCGCCAGGCTTGGCACGACGCCTTCTACGAGAGTCGGAGCTCAGTGCTGGCGGTGGCGGCCGACAAGGCCGCGCTGGGCAAGAAGGGGCGGGTGGCCAACGAGACGCACCCCGACCGCAAGGACACCAACGGGCGTAGCGCCCACATGCTGGCCGCCGGCCTGGTGCAGGCTGCCATCCGCTCGCTGCCGAAGCCGCTGCAGCACTTCGGCCACACGCTGTACTCGCCGCTGGCCAATGGTGACGACGTGGCGATCGCTCACGGCCTGGTCTGGATCGGCGCCGGCCTCGGCCAACTGACCCAGCGCCAGGGCGAGCGGGCGTATTGGATGGCGCTGGCGGCGATCAACTCGCACAAGCGCGCCGTCAACGGCCGCGACACTCTGCGCCCGGGCGAGGTCTGCCTGTTCATCGAGGAGCGCCTGGGCTGCCGCATCGACCCCAGCCACTGGGCTCGCGACTACGCCAGCACCTGGGAGCGGCTGGCGCGCCACGTCGACAAGCTGGATGCCCAGGCGCTGAGGCCGGTCGCCGAGGTGGTGGCGAAGCAGTGCGGCCTGCGGAAGGGGCCGGGCTGGCGCTGGCACCAGGTCGACCGCGATGTGGTGGCGGTGCAGCGGGCCGATGCCTACGCCGAGCGCCGGGAGCATCACCAGCAGCGCCTGGCTGAACGTCTGCGGGGGATGTCGGACCAGGAGCTGGCGCGGTGGGCGGCGAGGATGAAGCGGTACGGGGATGCATACCGGGAGGAGTGGGGCGAGGACATCCTGGAATGCCCCAGTGTCCATCAGCGCTACCATGACCGCGTGGCGGCCTACTGGGCCCAGCGGGAGCGCCTGAAACGGGTCGCTTGACGATTTGGCGAGCATTTGGGTATCGTTTTGCCATTGTGCGCAGTTGCACCCGATCAACAGATTCCCCCGAAAACCCGGCCCTGGCGCCGGGTTTTTTCGTTTCTGCTCCACCAACGCGCAGTGCCTGCCCGGCGAAGGGATAGGACAACCGAGATGCCGAAAATGCCCGAAAAAGACCCAAGCCTGTGGGCTGCAGCGCTGGCCTGGCTGTCCACGCACCAGTCGCAGGTCTACGCATTCCTACTTTCCATCGGAATCGCCGTGCTGCGCGTCATCTACGGCGGCGGCCCGACACGCCAAGTCTGGCTGGAAGGGGCGCTATGTGGCGCGCTGACGCTCGCAGTGTTGTCCGGGTCGAGCTGGCTCGGCATTCCCGAAGATGCGTCAGCGTTCATCGGTGGCGTTGTCGGCTTCGTCGGCGTGAAGAAGATCGGCGAGTACGCAGACCGATGGCTGGGGCGCAAGGCCGACTCGGCCTGATTTCCACAGCAGAGGTTCAGCATGGCGCTAACAGCAAAACAGCGCCGCTTCGTCGCCGAGTATCTGCTCGACCTCAATGCGACCCAGGCGGCAATCAGGGCCGGGTACAGCAAGAATCGCGCGTCCGAGATCGGTTACCAACTGCTGCAGAAGCCGGACATCACATCCGCCATACAGGCGGCTATGAAGGAGCGCGCCGAGCGCACCAGGTCTGACGCCGACTACGTCGTCCGGCGCCTGGAGGAGATCGATCAGATGGACCTCCTGGACATTGTCAACGATGACCTGACCCTCCGCCCGCTCAGCCAGTGGCCCAAGGCCTGGCGCCAGTACCTCAGCGGCTTCGACTTGGCCGAGATGTTCGAGGGCAAGGGCGATTCCCGCGCGGCGGTCGGCATCCTCAAGAAGATCAAATGGCCGGACAAGGTGAAGAACCTGGAACTGCTCGGCCGCCACCACGGCGTGTTCACCGACAAGTTCGAGCACTCGGGCCCCGGCGGCGGCCCGATTCCCACCATGCCGACCATGATCGAACTGGTGGCGCCTGGTGAAAGCACGGATTGAACTCCCACCGAAGCTGATTCCGGTCTTCTCCGGGCCCGCGAGGTACAGGGCCGCCTACGGCGGGCGCGGCAGCGGCAAGACACGCAGCTTTGCCAAAATGGCGGCGATCCGGGCCTACATGTTCGCCGAGGCTGGTATCTCCGGGCAGATTCTCTGCGGCCGGGAGTACATGAACAGCCTGGAAGACTCCTCTATGGAGGAGGTCAAGCAGGCGATCCGGTCCGAACCCTGGCTCAACGCCTACTTCGAGATCGGCGAGAAGTTCATCCGCACCCGCAACCGACGGGTGTGGTTCTCGTTCTCCGGCCTACGCCACAACCTCGATAGCATCAAGTCGAAGGCGCGCATCCTCATCGCATGGGTCGATGAGGCCGAGAACGTCAGTGAGATCGCCTGGCAGAAGCTGGTGCCGACGGTTCGCGAGTGCGACTCCGAAGTCTGGATCACCTGGAACCCGGAGAAGGACGGCAGCCCTACCGACACCCGGTTCCGGAAAAACATGCCGGCCGGCGCCAAGATCGTCGAACTGAACTACACGGACAATCCCTGGTTCCCCGACGTCCTCGATCAGGAGCGCCTGAACGACAGGGAGTCGCTGGACGACCAGACCTACGCTTGGATCTGGGATGGCGCCTACCGCGAGAACAGCGACGCGCAGATCCTGTCCGGCAAGTACCGAGTGGCGGAGTTCACGCCTGAACCGGGCTGGGATGGCCCCTACTACGGGCTGGACTGGGGGTTCAGTCAGGACCCCACAGCCGGCGTGAAGCTCTGGGTGCACGATCGCCGGCTCTGGGTCGAGTACGAAGCCAGCAAGGTCGGCCTCGAAAACGACGACATCGCCCAGTTCATGATCGACCGTCTGCCTGGCATCGAACTGCACGCCGTGCGGGCCGATTCGGCCAGGCCGGAGACAATCAGCCACGTCAAGAGCAAGGGGCGTGACCACAAGCGCGCCAACTTGCCGCGCATCGAGCCGGTGGCGAAGTGGCAAGGCAGCGTCGAGGACGGCATCGCGCATCTGCGCAGCTACGTCGAGATTGTCATTCACGTGCGCTGTACCGGCTTCCTGCGCGAGGCCAGGCTCTACAGCTACAAGGTCGACCGCCTGACCGGTGACGTGCTCGCCGAGATCATCGACAAGAACAACCACTTCATGGACGCGAGCCGGTACGCGTTGGGCCCGCTGATCAAGCGCCGCGGCGCGGTCGGTATGCTGCTACCCGGAGCCCGCTGATGGCCATCTTCATCCTCAAGGAGCGCGCTACCAGCCGCTCCATGGTTGTCCGTGCGCGCTGCACTACATGCGCCCGCACCGTGGCGGTCGAGAACGCCGGTGCCGAAGGGACGATGGTATGGCGTGACCCCAACCTCTCTTCTGTCGAACTGGTCCGCGAGACGGACAAGCCAGGCCTCATCCTGAAATCGGACTGACCATGACTGACAAACTCGACCTCGCGGTCAATCACGCGATGAGCAGTGCCATCGCGCGTGCCCGAATGAGCCTGCTGAACCAGGGCATTGGCCATGACGCGAAGCGGCCACAAGCATGGTGCGAGTACGGATTCCCCCAGGAAATCACGTTCAACGACCTGTACACCATGTACCGCCGGGGCGGCATCGCCCATGGCGCGGTCGAGAAGATCGTCACCACTTGCTGGAAGACGAATCCGCAGGTCATCGAGGGTGACGACCAGGACCGCTCCAAGGACGAAACCGAGTGGGAGAGGAAGAACAAGCCGTTGATAGCAGGCGGCAGGTTCTGGCGGGCTGTCTCCGAAGCCGACCGGCGCCGCCTTGTTGGTCGTTATTCCGGGTTGCTCTTGCACATCAGGGATAGCCAGCCGTGGGACAGGCCTGTCACGGGAAAGGTCAATGGCCTGGCGAAGGTCACCCCGGCCTGGGCCGGGTGCCTTAAGCCCAAGACGTTTGACGAGAAACAGGATAGCGAGACCTACGGGCAGCCCACCATGTGGGAATACACCGAGGCCTCCCAAGCCGGTCGTCCCGGTCTGGTGCGAGATATCCATCCGGACCGGGTGTTCATTCTCGGAGACTGGACCGGCGATGCAATCGGATTCCTGGAGCCTGCCTACAACTCCTTCATCAGCTTGGAGAAGGTCGAGGGAGGCAGTGGCGAATCGTTCCTGAAGAACGCCGCACGCCAGCTCCTGCTGAACTTCGACAAGGAAATCGACCTCAACAACATCGCCTCGATGTACGGCGTCTCGCTTGACCAGCTGAACCAGCGGTTCAACGATGCCACACGCCAGCTGAACCGCGGCAACGACGTGATGCTTCCGACCCAAGGGGCGACGGCCACTCAGCTGGTCTCTGCGGTATCCGACCCTGGCCCGACCTACAACGTCAACCTGCAAACCGCCGCCGCCGGCGTCGACATCCCGACCAAGATCCTGGTGGGCATGCAGACCGGCGAAAGGGCGAGCAGTGAGGATCAGAAGTACCACAACGCCAGATGCCAGGCGCGCCGGGTGCAAGAACTGACGTTCGAGATCAACGACCTGTTCGGGCACCTGATGCGCATCGGCGTGGTCCCGCTGAAGGCCGAGTTCACGGCAATCTGGGATGACCTCACCGTTCCAACCAAGGCCGAGCGCCTGGCCAACTCCAAGACCATGAGCGAGATCAACAGCGCCGCAATCGGCACTGGCGAGCCGGTATTCACCGCGGAGGAGATCCGCGAAGAGGCTGGCTACGACCCGCTCGTGGGCGGTGACCCGCTGCCTGATACCGAACCGGAGGATGAAGATGCCGCGCGCACCGATCCTACCGGCGAGCAGCAGTGACCCGACCGGGGTAGATCGACTGGAAAGGGGCGCAATGCGCGAGTTCGACAGGCGCATGCGGAAAATCCGGGATGGCTATGTCGCTGCCTTGGATCGAATCCCGGCCCAGCCGGTGGTGAATGAGCAGTACACCTACCGTCTCGACCAGGCCCTTCTCTCCGCGGCGTTCGCCGACACCAACCTGATGGTCGACGAGATACTGCAGGAGGGCGGGGAGCGCGACCTCTGGTTCTTCGAATCCTATGTCGGGGTTGCCTACATCCGCGGTACCGCACAGACGCATGCCAACCTGGCGCAGCAATCGCCTGCATACCGCGCCGGCCGGGAATCGCTGGATGTCCTGCTTCGATCCGACGCCTACCGCGCGCGGATGGCACTGCTTCGCGCCCGGGAGTTCGAGGAGATGAAGGGCTTGTCCGGCCAAGTCAAGGCCGACATGGCGCGCATTCTCGCCGAGGGCATGGGGCGCGGAAAGAATCCCCGCGAAATCGCACGGGATCTGACCGCCCAGACCGGCATCGAGGCGCGTCGCGGCCATCGCATCGCACGCACCGAAGTCACAACCGCTCTCCGAAGGGCTCGCTGGGACGAAAAAGACGCTGCTGAGGCCGACTACGGCGTTCAGTCGAAGCTGATGCATATGTCGGCCCTGTCCCCCAGCACCAGGGCAACCCATGCGGCCAGGCACGCCAGGCTCTACACCTCGGACGAGGTGAGGGACTGGTACAGCCGAGACGGAAACTCGATCAACTGCAAGTGCAGCCAGGTCGAGGTACTGGTCGATGACGAAGGGAACCCGGTGGTCCCGGCCATCGTCGAGCGCGCGCGCCGCAACTACCAAGTCATGAAAGCCAAAGGGCGCGGGCCCTGGGCGAAAGAGGATTGAGCCATGCCCATGCAGGTCAACATCACCACCCAGGTCAACAGCGCCAGCATTCGGCGTGAGACACACAACGGGCGCGAACATCTGGTTCTGCCGAGCTACACCCTGCCGGCCGGCGTGATCATGAACGGTGGTCTCTACACCGCCGAGCAGATCGACAAGCACTACCCAGGCCTGGAGGGAACGCTGGCGCCGCTCGGGCACCCGATGGTCGACGGGAAGTTCGTGTCTGCGTTCTCCCCTGAAGGGATCAACGCCGCCCACGTCGGCGCCTGGAACCGCAACGTGAAGAAGTCAGGCAACCGGGTCTACATGGAGAAGTGGGTCGACGTCGAGTTCGCCAAGTCCACGGAGGGCGGCCGTGAACTGTTGCAGCGCGTCGAAGCGCTGGAGAAGGGGGAGGACGTCCCCCCGATCCATACCAGCGTTGCCGCATTCCTCAATCGCATCGAGCCGAACGAAAGCCAGCGTGCCCAGGGCGCGGAGTGGGTCGCCGACATCCAGAGCATGGACCACGACGCGATCCTGCTGCACGAAGTAGGGGCGGCCACTCCTGAGCAGGGCGTCGGCCTGATGGTAAACGCCGACCAGGCTGTCCCGCTTCAGCCGAATTCCGGCGCTCTGGTTGGCGAGTCCTATCGGGAGCGGGAGCAGCGTCTCGATCGCGCCGCAAAGGAGCGATTCGCCTCCGGCCCTGACCAGTACGCATGGGTTGCCGACTTCACCGACTCTCAGGCTGTGATCAGCCGCAATGGCGGTGTGACCGAGGTGTACGGCTACAAGGTCGAGGCAGGGAAGATCGTCTTCGACGAATCTGGTCAGCCCGTTGTCAGGCAAGAGTCCTGGGTCGCCATGGTGGCCAACAGCATCAAGAACATTTTCACCCATCGTCAGGCTCGGCCTGATCAACCTGAGAAGGAGGGCGACATGCCCCTGACCCCCGAAGAAAAGGCCGAAATCGTGAAGGAAATCGGCACCAACACCTCCAGCGCCATCAAGGAACTGGCGGACACCATCATCAAGCCCCTGGCCGACAAGGTCGACGGCCTGGTCGCCAATCACAAGGCGCTGGCCGATACGCTGACCGCCAACCAGCGCGCCGAGGAAGACAGCATGCGCGAAGCGGTCAAGGCCAAGTTTGGCGAGGTCATCGCCAACAGCCTGGCCGGCGACGCGCTCAAGGAAATGTTCAAGCAGTGCGGCGAATCCGCTCCGTTGGGCGCCAATGCTGCCACCGACAAAGGCGGCCTCACCGCCGATATCGCCAACCTGCCGAAGGAGTAAGCCATGTCTCGCTATCGTCGCGTGAACATCGACGGCAAGTCGCTGTTCAAGACCGAAACCCGCAAGACCGCCGCGGCACTCCTGCCCGGCACGTTCGCCGTGATCAATGGCAGCGACCTGTTCGCCCAGGCAAGCGCCAGCGTTGGCCGCCTCTACGTCATCGACTGCGCTCACCACGAAGGGCTCAACATCCGCGATGAGGTTCCCGCCGGCCATTCGGCCGTGGGCAACTACGTCGAAGAGGGTCGCGAGCTCGCCGTGCTGTGCCCGGCCGGCACCTACAAGAAGGACACGCCGATCAAGCTCGGCACCAGCGGCCAGGGTGCCATCGCGTCGAGCGATACCGACACGGTCCTCGGGTACAGCCAGGACGATGCAGTCATCGCCTCCGGCGAAACCGACTTCATCCGCATCCGCTTCCGTGTCGGCAGTGTCGCCGCCCCGGCGCCCTAATAGGAGTACGGACACATGTTCCTCACCCAGCAAGCAATCGCCGCCCATCCTCGCCTGATGGGCCACTACCAGGAGTTGCAGGCCAACCGCAACATCTGGAACAACCAGAACGCTGCGATGATCACCCACCACCGCGGCGCCATGACCCCCGAAATGCTGGCCTGCAACGCGCTCGCCGGCCTGGGTCGTGAGTTCTGGGCCGAGGTCGACGCCCAGATCATCCAGTACCGCAACCAGGAAACCGGCATGGAGATCGTCAACGATCTCCTGCAGGTGCAGACCGTGCTGCCGATCGGCAAGACCGCCAAGCTCTACAACGTGGCCGGCGACATCGCCGATGATGTGTCGGTGAGCATCGACGGCCAGGCCCCGTACTCCTTCGATCACACCGAGTACAACTCCGATGGCGACCCCATTCCGGTGTTCACCGCCGGCTACGGTGTCAACTGGCGCCATGCTGCCGGCATGAACACCGTCGGCATCGACCTGGTTCTGGACTCGCAGGCTGCGAAGCTCCGCAAGTTCAACAAGCGGATCGTTGCCTACACCCTGGACGGCGCCACCAACATCCAGGTCGAGAACTACCCGGCTCAGGGTCTGCGCAATCACCGCAACACCATCAAGGTCAACCTGGGCTCCGGCGCCGGCGGCGCGAACATCGACCTGACCACCGCCACGCCGCAGCAGATCATCGACTTCTTCACCAAAGGCGCATTCGGCCAAGCTGCGCGTGCCAACAAGGTGGACGCCTACGATGTTCTCTGGGTTTCCCCGGAAATCAACGCCAACCTGTCCCAGCCCTACATGATCACCATGGGCGGCGGTGCCAACGCGGTGGTGGCCGGCACCGTGCTCGATGCGGTCATGCGCTTCATCCCGGCGCGCGCGGTTCGCCAGACCTTCGCCCTGTCGGGCAACGAGTTCCTGGGCTATCAGCGCCGCCGCGACGTGGTCACCCCGCTGGTCGGCATGGCTACCGGCGTTGTGCCGCTGCCGCGCCCGCTGCCGCAGGTCAACTACAACTTCCAGATCATGAGCGCCATGGGCATCCAGGTGAAGAAGGACGACGAAGGTCTGTCCGGCGTGATCTACGGCGCCAACCTGGCGTAAGGAGAGCGACATGCCCAAGTATGAGGTGATCAAACCCTGGAACGGCGTTTCCAAGGGCCAGGTGCTGGAACTCGACACTCTGGCTGCGGCGCTCCTGCCGAACGTGCGCGAGGTTGGCGCACTCAGGAACGGAAGCCTGACCTTGGACGTTTCGGCCCAGGTCGACGAAGCGGCCAGGCAAGCTCTCGCCGAAGCGCAGGCATCCGTCGACGCCATGATCGTTGACGCCAAGGCTCAGGCCGAAGGCATCATCGCCGCAGCCAACGCGGAAGCAGCGAAGATCCTGGATCAGGCCAAGGCCCAGGCCGGTACCCTGACGCCGGCGATCCCGGACGGCAGCGAGCGCCGCGAGCTGATCAAAGCGCGCCTGAAGGAACTGAAGATCGAGTTCGATGGCCGCCAGGGAGAGGAAGCGCTTGCCGCCCTGCTGCCGGAGGGCGAACTGGCGAAGCTGTTCCCGGCCAAGTGACCGGTGCGTGACGAGAGGCCGCCTGCGGGCGGCCTCGTCGTTTCTGGCCTCAGCGATGGGGTCCCTTCTTCTGGAGAATGAAATGTTTGGCAATCAGACCGACTCGGACATCCCGGCGATTCCGAAGGCTCCGCCCGCTCCTATGGGGTTCCCGGCCTCGTTCGGGGCTAGCGATGACTTCAGGCTCTGCGATGCTATCCGGAACACCGTGGATGCTGCGCAAGACGCCCAAGGTATGACGCTTCGGATTCTTCAACGACACCTCCTCCGTCTGTGCAACCTGCAGGTCGAGCAACTGGAGGGATGTGGTGATGATCACATTTGAACAGGCCCGGCAGTACCTGCAGAGCCAGGGCATCGACAACGTGCCCGATTTCATCCTTGCGGCGTGGATCGAGCAATTGCAGCAGATCCAGGACTGCCTGGATGCCCATTACCCGGCATCGACCTCGCTGCTAATTCAGGCCTACCTGCTGGCGCTGTTCGCCCTGGCACAGGCCGACAAGTACATCAGCAGCCAGACGGCCCCATCCGGCGCTTCTCGATCGTTCCGCTACCAGGCCTTTGCTGATCGCTGGAAGGCGCAGTTGGCCCTACTGAGCGCCCTGGACAAGCACGGATGCGCGACGGGACTGATCCCGCCGAATCCAACCCAAACCGCCCATGGCGGTCTTTGGATCGCGCGAGGCGGCTGCATGTGTGGTGACTCATGAGCACGACGGCGAATTGGAGTTACACCAACACGGCGACGGTTCGGCCATTCCTGCACTTCGACCTTTCGACCCAGGAGGCCGTTTACGGCCCTGAGTACGAAATCGCCTGCACCTGGGTAGCGAAGGGAGAGCAGGTCCGCGACAACAGCGGCGCCGAATTCGTATCGCGACACCAGATATTCACCGAGGACCGCCGGCCGAAGTACCTGGACCTGATCCAGTTCGACGGATCCAACGGCTGGGAAGAGATTCGCTCGGTGACGAACTGGGACATGTCCTTCTTCGGTGAACAGCCGGACTTTCTGCTGGTGACCTGACATGGCAATCCAAGGAATCGACCGCGTCCGGCGGAATCTTCGTGTGGCTGTCGAAAACATCGCCGGCGGTGTTTCCGAGCGCGCAGTTTACGAGGTACTGAGCCAGGGCGCCGCAATGGCGCAGACCATGACGCCGATCGACACATCGACTCTCGTCAACAGTCAAACGGCCCCCCAGATCACTGTTGGCTCCAATGGGGTCGAGGGGAGCGTCGGTTACACCGCCGCCTACGCGGCGGCAGTCCACGAAGCGCCAGGCACTCTCGCCGGCCAGCCGCGCGACGAGAACGACCCCAGCCGGGGAGACTACTGGGATCCGAATGCGGAGCCTGAGTTTCTCACGAAAGGTTTTGACCAGATCATTCCAGATATCCCGGCCATCCTCCGCAGGACCTACCGCGTATGACCCCCTACGACGCCTTCCAGGATTGGCTGGCTTCGATCCTGGGCGAAGGCTACCAGTACAGCCGTGGGATGTGGGTCGACCACCCGTCGCTCGACCCGGCGTTCATCGCAGCGATCCAGCAAACCGGCGGTCCCCCGACCCAGGTCGACATTCGTCGCCTGCGGTTCAAGGTGATCCTCCTCGGCCCGAAGGGCGTCCGGAAACACGTTGTCGACGTCGGCAACTCAATCGAGACCCTGGCGCAGGCAGCGCTTGGCGACAGCGTCCCCTGTGGCGCCGCATCTGTTCGGGCAATCGGAGAGCCGATCGGGCCCGGATACACCACGGAAAACCGGGCCTGGTACAGCCTGGACCTTGAAGTTCTCTACTAATCAGGAGGCCAGACATGGCTTGCAAGAAGCTCAAATTTCCGGGCCGCGACGTCGTGCTCGAGTATTACATCGGGTGCGGCGATGCGCTGCCGGCGGAGAATGACTGGCGCCGCTTCGGGTCGCTCCGCACGAAGGAGTTCACCGTCGAGTGGGACACCATCGACGCAACCGATTCCGACTCGGTCGGCGCGCTGCGCGAGAACCTGGCCAGCTTCCAGACGCTGACCATTTCCGGTGACGGTACCGTAAAGGCCTCCGGCGCTGGCGCGCAGAACCTGATCGACCTGACGAAGCATGTCGTGAAACCTGACTCGACTGGCGGACAGCCTGTTGTCTGGATGCGCATGACTTTCCCGGACCTGACCTTCACCGCGTTCATGCTCATCAGCAACCTCAGTCGCTCCGCGCCGTACGACGATGTCACTACCTACAGCTTCGAGGCTTCGGCGACCGCTTCCGACTTCGGCCTGATCGTCGAAGATACCCCCGACGCGGATGCGCCGGACCCCACCAGCATTCAGGTCGTGCCGGAGACCCTCTCGCTTACCGTTGGCGAGGGCTTCAACTTCGAAGGCGTCGTGCTGCCTGTTGGCGCTCCGCAAGGCCTGCGCTGGACCTCGAGCGCTCCGACCGTGGCCGCAGTGAACGCGGTTACCGGCGAGGTCAGCGCGCTGTCGGCCGGTACCGCCACGATCACCGCTGCCTCCAGCGTCGTGCCGGGCGTTACCGATACCGCAACCGTCACGGTCATCCCGTTGGTGCAGGGCATCACCGTCTCGCCGACATCTGTCTCGATCGCCGAAGGTGCCACCCAGCAACTGACCGCCGCTGTATCTCCGACTGGCGCGGCTCCTGGCCTGGTCTACGAAAGTGCGGCGCCGGCGATTGCTACCGTGAGCTCTACCGGCCTGGTTACCGGCGTTGATGTGGGCACCACCACGGTGAAAATCACCAGTGCGGCGCGTCCCTCGGTAAGCGTGACCGTTCTGGTAACCATTACTGCACCGTGATCCTCACCGAGATCGGTGAGATAGGCGTACACACGGCTTCGGGGGAGTGCTTTCTCCTGCGGCCGTCCCTGTACGCCATGACCCAGCTCGGTACGCCGGCCGAGATTGTCGACGTCTTCGCGCGAGTCATGAGCGACCCGATCACCGAGAAGCACCAGGCGGACCAGTTCGCGGACGCCCTGGCCGTGGTGATGGCCTGTAGTGAGCAGGATCTGTCCGACGTGTTTGGCTACTACGACCAGGACCTGGTCTACCGGCCAGGAACTGCGGACGTCGAGCACCTTGTGCCTCTCGCGCGCTGCCTGCTGAAGCACGGCGTCACCGGGGCGCTTCCGCCGCTTCCCCGGCGCCATGACGAAGAGCCGAACTACTCGGCGGAATTCGTGGCGCGGGAGTACGTCGCGACTGCGATAGCGCATTTGGGGCTGAGCGAGCGCGAAGCCTGGTCCATGACCATGACCGGCCTGATCGGCGCTCTGCGCGCGAAATACCCCCCAACCGAATCGAACGCTCCGGGCGCCAGAGCCCCGACCGCGGCAGAGCATGACGCGACGATGGAGTGGTTCGACAAGATCGAGGCCAAGCGCAAGGCGCGGGCGAAAGGAGCACCCTGATGGCTGAGAATGTCGGCAGCATCTACTACACCGTCGAGGCGGATACCTCTGGCCTTGTAAACGGCACGAATGCTGCTGACCGTTCATTGGATCAGATGCAGGCAACCATGCGGCGTGCTGATAGCGAGGCGGCACGTCTCAACACGACTGTCACCAAGCTTTCGTCGGCTATTAAGACGATCATCGCGGCGTCAGCGCTCCGCGAGATGGCCAGCATGGTCCAGTCCTATCAGGAGATGGCTGACAGGGTTCGTCTGGCGTCTGCAAGCCAGGAAGAGTATGAAAACGTACAGGCCAGACTGCTCCGTACCGCCAACGGGACATACCGAGCGCTCTCCGAGGCGCAGGAACTCTACATCAGCACTTCTGCAGGCCTGAAAGCTCTCGGATACGACACAACGTCTGCACTGGATGTGATGGATTCGCTGTCGTATGCATTCGTGACCAATGCGACCAAGGCGGATGCAGCAGAGGCAGCGATCAGCCAGTTCTCCAAGGCAATCAACACCGGCAAGGTTTCGGCTGACCAATGGGAAACAATCTCCAGCGCAGTCCCGTCTGTTATTGAGGATATCGGCGCCGCTGCAGGTAAGACGGGGGCGGAAGTCAGGAGTCTTGGTGCGCAGGGGCAATTAACGGCGCAAATGCTCACCGAGGGTCTACGTAAGTCCTTAGAAGAGAACTCCAAGGCAGCCGCCGGCATGTCCAATAACCTGACCGATGCAGGGGTCAGGATTCGCACTGCATTTACTCAAGTCCTTGTTTCGTTGGAAGACCAGACTGGTGCCCTTCAAACATTCACCAATGGTCTTATTTCGGCTGCTGATGCGCTTCTTGAGTTCGGGCTTGACTCGGAAAAAATGGCAGCATTTCTCGACACTGCAACAGTCGCAGTAGCTTCTCTGGCCTCTGTTGTGGCTGGGCGTCTAGTTACCTCCCTGTATGCAGCAGGTGCGGCCCAAGTGCAAAGATTGCGGGCAACGCTTGAGCAGATAGCAGCTGATCGGAATGCTGCTATAGGTGCACTGCGCCGGGCAGAGGCAGAGAAGGCGGCGGCCGCCGCGGCTGTCGCTCTGGCTCAGGCGGACTTGAATGCCGCTAGGGGTTCGAATGCCCACGCAACAGCTCTAAACGCGCTGCTGGCCGCTAAAGAGCGCGACTTGGCCGCCACAAGGGCACTAACGGCTGCTCAAACAACGCTGAATGGTGTAGCAACCACCGGGACAGTGGTAATGGGAGGCCTTCGAGCGGCAATGGCGTTCCTCGGCGGACCGCTTGGGGTTGTTCTGTTGGCCGCAACCGCGATCGCAATATTTGCAACGAATGCACGGGAGGCGAAAGAGCCTACGGACCTTCTAACTCTGTCCGTTGAAAAGCTTGGACAGGCACAGCTGAAGGTTGCGCGACTGGATATCGACAAGCGAATCCAGGCAGTGAGCGACAAGCTCAAACTGCTTGGGGAAAACTATGCGTTCGCGGCAAAAGAAGCCCAGGGCTCTGGTCGAAGGGCCAATCGGTACGCTGAAGATGCCGTGCGTATCCAAGGCGCGGTCGAGGAGCTTACGCAGGAGCTTGACCAGCTACAGAAAAAACGTTCAGACGTCGACGCTGCCCTGGATAAAAAGAGTTCATCCCCATCCGGTAATGGCCCGGGTCGCCAGGCAAACCCGGAGGATACAAAGGCTCTCCAGAATCTTCGCGACGAGGCTGAACTATCTGCTCTCGCGGGTGAAGAACGGGCGAAGCTTGCCGCGCGCAAAAAGCTCAGTGCTGATGCCACAAAAGAGGAGATCGCGGAGGCGGAGCGTCTCGCCGTCCAGATATTCCGCAACAGCGAAGCGCGGAAGCAAGAGAAGAAGTCAGCCTCTGATACCGCCTCTACGGTCAAAAAGTCGATGGAGGATCAGCGTCGCGCTGCCTTGGACAATGAGAAGACTATCGGAGACCTTTCCCAGCAACTGGCACAGGCTGGACTGAAGGGAAAGGAACTGGCAGAAGCTGGGGCGCAATCTCGCCTTAATCCATTCGCCACGCCGGAGCAGGTCGCCCAGGTCCGCGCGCTCGCCGCGGCACTGTACGAAGCGCAACAGATCGAAGCCAACAAGCAGTTGCTGGGTCAGATGGACCCGATCGCCGGCGAAGATCAGCGCTATCAGACCGAACTGGAGAACCTGAAGAAGCTGAACGAGGCCAAATTGCTCGAGGACCAGCGCTACCTGGAACTCAAGGCGCAGGCAGAGCAACAGCACGATGCCACGATGAAGCAACTGGAGGAGGAACGATTCCGCCGCCAGGCTGCCGGCAACGAGATGATCATGGCAACGCTTGATCAGGTGCAGCAGGCCGGCACGAACGCTCTGACAGGGCTGATAACCGGGGCGAACAATGGTGCTGACGCCATGCGACAACTGGCCGGCGCCATGCTGAACCAGGTCGTGGGCGCCCTCGTCAAGGTCGGCATCGAACAGGCGAAGAACTTCATCATGGGGCAGAGCATGCAAGCGACCGCAACCGCCCAGGGCATTGCTCAGGCCGGGGCGTTGGCTGGCGCATATGCCCCAGCTGCAGCTGCGGCCTCTGTGGCCTCATTTGGCGGCGCTGCGACGGCAGGCCTTGCTGCAATGGCAGCAGCAATCCCAGCGATGCTAGGCCTCTTCGGAGGACGCCAATATGGCGGAGGCGTCCAGGCAAATGGCCTGTACCGAATCAACGAGAACGGCGCGCCAGAGGTATTCCAGGCTGCGAATGGCCGGCAGTACATGCTGCCGAACACGAGAGGCGAGGTGATCAGCAACGGCGACGCCTCCGCTCAAGGCTCGCCGCAGATCAGCCTGCAGATCATCAACAACGGTCCGCCGGTTTCCGCCACCGCCGCCATGGACGGGAACAACCTGCGGGTAACTCTCGATGCGGTCGAGCAGGACTTTGCCAACAAGGTTTCTTCCGGCCAGGGGCTTTACCCGAAAGCAATCGAAGGCGCCTATGGATTCAAGAGGGCAGGGCGATGATCAAATGGCCTGATGGCCTTCCCTTCCCACTCAGGGAGGGGTACGGCTTCAAGACGGTAGAGCCTATGGCCAGGACGTCCCTCCAGAGCGGCCGGGCACGCTACAGGCGGAACTTCAGCAATGTGCCGGTCGCGCTGGAGGTTTCCTGGCTGTTCACTGCTGAGCAGGCTCGGCTGTTCAAAGGGTGGTACCGAGACGTCCTGAAAGATGGCGTCAAGTGGTTCGAGTGCAATTTGCGTACGGAGGAGGGAATCGTTCCGTGCAACCTGCACTTCGAGGGGATCTACGACGGTGGCTATCTCGTCGGGCGCGACCACTGGCGCTTCAACGCGACCGTCGTGATGCGAGAGCGCTCGATCATCGATCCTGGGTGGGCTGAGATTCTGCCCGAGTACATCCTCCTCGCTGACATCTTCGACATCGCGATGAACAGGGAGTGGCCTCGACATGGCGACGGCTCTTGAGCGGTTCTATGCCTCAGGCGGTGAGGACCTGCAGCTCGCCACGATCGAGTTGTCATGCCCGGTGTGGCCGGAGCCTATCCTCATCTGTCAGGGCTATGACGACATCACCTGCATGACCGAAGACGGGCGGCTGCTGACGTTCATCGCCGGTGCGATCGACGTATCGATTCCGAAGCGAGACAACAGCGGAAACCAGAACGTTGGATTTGCAATCGACAACGTGACCGGATTCGCCCAGCAGCGTATCAACGAAGCCCTGGAGGCGGGCGAGTATGTCACCCTGATCCTGCGGATGTACCTGGAGAGCGATCTCACAGCACCTGCTGAGCGTCCGTACCGGATGAGGGCCAAGACGCCGGGTTTCGAAGGTCTCACTGTCCAGGTAGAAGCCGGCTACTACGACCTCATCAACACCGCCGCGCTGCGCCACATCTACAACGTTAGCGAGTTCCCTGGCCTCAAATACTGGCCCTGATCCCATGCCGAACAGATACCTCACCGCCATCTATACCGAGGGCGGGCGGGCCCTGCCGTGCATTGACTGCTGGGGCCTGACGCTCATCGCGCGGGTTGAGTTGTTCGGGCTGCCGATGCTGACCGACTTCGGCGGTGTCACGCGGCGCACCCCGGTTTCGATGCAAAGGGCGTGCGATACGGAGATCCAGCGCGCGCTCGAGCAATGCGAGCCAGGACCTGGGGTCATCGCCGCGGCCTACAGAGGGCGGCTGCTCGATCACGTAGGTCTTCTGGTCGAAGTGGATGGACGCCTCCGGGTTCTCGAAATCAACCCGGGAAGCGGGGTTTCACTCACCCCGCTCCAGAAGTTCTCCGACAAATACTCCAAGGTGGTCTTCTACCGTGATCGAAATCTACCCATCGCTCCTTGACGGAGAACCGCTGGAGCGGCATCCGATCGGCCGCAGGATGACGATTCATGCCTGGCTGACCGCGAATTCGCCCGGGTACCGCTGCCACGACGTCCACCCGTTCTCTATCGGTGTTGTCCCCGCTGAGGTTGCGCTCTGCGATGACCTCACCGACAAGCAGAAAAAGGCCCATGAGGAGTTCATCCATCCCGGTGAGTGGGCCGAGCGCATCATCGACCGCGGCGACATTGTGAGGATCTACAAGCTCCCGCGCGGGACTGATCCGTTCACGATTACTGCGGCCCTTTTCAAGGGGGCGCAATCGGTTTTTCGGATGCTCATGCCTCAATTGCCCGGCATGCCGACGAACCCCGGGCAGGGCGCGTCGCTTTCTGAAACCAGCGCGCGCGGGAACAAGGTAAAACTCGGCGATGCGATCCGCGAAGTCGCTGGCCGTCGTCTGATTTATCCAGACTACATCCTGCCGCCCCGGAAGTATTTCGCCGGTCCGCGTGAGCAGTGGACCGAAATGCTCCTGTGTATTGGCCGTGGTCGGTTCCAGATCGCCGAAGGGGCAGCGAAAATCGGTGACACGTCGTTCCTGGCACTGGGCGCTGATGCCTCTTTCCAGATTTTCGAACCAGGGCAGAACGTCAGCGGGCACCCGGCATCGGTCTGGTGGCACCTGGTTGAGGAAGTTGGTGCGAGCTCGACTGGTAATGCCGGCCTGGATCTGACCGAGAGTTCCAATCTCACCCCGAACCCGTCGGCAACTACGTTCACGTTTTCCGGAACGAACATCATCATTTCTGCCGGAGCCGGGTCGTTCCCCTCTGACTGGGTTGCGGGGACGATCCTGCGGGTTGAGGCGATGTACCCCTATTCGGTGAACGATGGCGGCGGGACGAATCGCGACGTCGTGACGGGGGATATCGCTCAGCTCGGGCTGGATGTTGGCGATGAGATCGAGGTGGTCGGCACCAACGGCGGCCTCTACCTGGTGAACGACATCACCTCAACGTCGATGACGCTCAACTACAGCAACGGTTCGCCGGCCAATGCGTTGCAGACCGGCTCCGGAAATGCAGCAATCGGCCCGCGTGGGCTGCGCTATCGGATCACGGCGTACAGCGCGCAGCAACTCACCGTCGAGCGGCTGACCAGTGCGGGTGGTGTCGATGTTGACTGGCCAGGATTCACCGCTCTCAACTCGTCTACGTCCCGAGTCACCATCGATCCGACCAGCCTAGAAGGGGGCTGGCGTGGTCCCTTCCCGGCGTGCCCTGTATCGGAGAAGACCAACTTCGTCGAGATCGACGTATTTTGCCCGGAAGGGCTTTGCGGTGTAGGCAGGGAAGGGCAGATCTACCAGATCCGCACCTATTACGACATCCAGTGGCGAGACATGGCCATCGGCGGCGCATGGACGACGGTCAGCAAGAACCATGCTGGCAGTTCTCTCGACCAGCAGGGTTTTACGGACGGCATCCCGCTGCCGTACATGATGCGGCCCGAGTTTCGCATCAGAAAAGTTTTCGTCAACCAGGGCGGCAACTCAACATCCGAGTACCGAGACCGCACCCAGTGGTACGGGATGCGCGCGCGCCTACAGGCTCCATCGTCCTACGCCGGCGTCACGACGATGGCCGTCAGGTATCGGTCGTCTGACCGTATCGCAGCGCAGACCGAAAGCCGCGTTTCGGTGGAAGCTACTCGCATGCTACCGACTCGGCAGAACGGTGCATGGACGAGCGAGATCGCTACGCGAGACATCGTCCCGTTCCTCTGCTACATCGCCAAAGAGCGCGGCTACACAGACGCCGACCTCGACCTAGAAGAACTTGATCGGCTGGACGCCATCTGGAAGTCCCGCGGCGACACGTTCGACATGATCTACGAGGACGGTAAGGTCACGGTCGCCCAGATCATGGACGACGTGCTTGCGGCCGGGTACGCCGAGAAGACCATCAAGCGCGGCGTGATCTCTGCGGCCCGAGACGAGCCAAGGACAACATTCGGGCACATGTACTCGCCGCAGAACATGGATGGTCCACTGAGGATCAGCATCAGCGCTCCGTCAGAGGACGACTACGACGGAGTTGATGTGGAGTTCGTCAATGCCAACGGCTGGATCGAAGATACCGTCCAGTGCCGCCTGCCCGGCGATGTCGGTCGGAAGGTCGAGAAAATCACGGCTGTCGGCGTAACAAACCGCGATCGCGCCTGGCGCTACGGGATGCGCCGCCGGATGGCACAGCGATACCGGCGAACCGAGTATTCGTTCAATACCGGCCTCGACGCGCTGAACAGCGAGTTCTGGGATTACGTGGCCCTTGCCGGCGATGTTCCAGGCCCTGGGCTGGCGCAGAGCGCATATCTGAAATCGTTCGTGATCTCGGGAAACTCGGTGCTGATCGAGTCCAGCGAGCCGCTCGACTGGTCGCTGCTGAACTCTCCAGCGCTGTACTTGCGCCGGCCAGACGGAACGGTTTCCGGCGGATACCCGGCATCTCGGATCGACGACTACCGGCTGAGCATTCCCAGCATCGATTTCGTCCCTGATGTTTCCTGGGAGATCGAGCCGCCGCACCTGCTGCTGGGGAACCCATACCCGGCCCTGATCAGTTCAATCGATCCCAAAGGCAATACCGCTGCGTCCGTTCGTGCGGTGAACTACGACCCCAGGGTCTACACCTTCGACGACGCCAGCGCCCCCAACTGACCGCACACACAAATCCAGAGCCCGCCATAGAGCGGGCTTTTTCATGCTCGGAGAATTTGCATGACTACGTATGCCACCGGCAATCCGCTTGGCTCCAAAGACCCGCGCGACTTGTACGACAACGCCGAGAACTTCGACGCGGCAATGAACGACCGCGTGAACGTGGCGTGGAGTGACCGATTCGGCGTCTCTAGAAAAACCTGGTTTGGAGTCGAACAGCAGGTCAACGACTTCCTGATCGGCACGGCATTCGAGCCTGTTCCGCTGATCTACGTCGACGGCTCTGAGCTGGTTGTGCCCAGTCCGAGCAAGTTGATCCAGCGCGACGGGAATCTCTACAGCGTCCGGCTGCCTGCGAACTTCCCTGTCACCCTGAGCGGCAACTGGGCAGCCGATGAGCTTCTACTGACTGTTCGGTCCGACCAGGCTCTGCGTCAGCAGTTGAGAGCTCCGGGTGGCGCCGGAATGATCGGTTACGATCCGGCGGAAACGTACCCATCAGATACGGTTGGGTACGCAATAAAAGATATTGATGGAAAGGCTGAGGAAGCATCTAACTTAGCGACGACTGGCGCATTTGGTAACGCGCAGATGCTAACCAGAGTAAGAGCGAGAATATCAGGCGCCCCAACTATGTATGTGCTTGGTGATTCTATTTCTCATGGGGCTTTTGCCGGGAGAATATACCGGAATGGCTGGGTGAATCTTCTGCGAAGAATGCTCTACAACGAGATCGGCACTCTAACTTATGGATTCACGCCGCTGATGTCTCTCGTTTACGGAGCTGGAAATACCTCTAATGAAATCCACTCTATCGATTTCGCAAAAACATCAGGAACCCACTCTTGGGTTTATAGATCAAATGAAAGCGGATCATATGTTCCTCAAGGGTTATCGTGGGTGTCAAATGAGGTTGGCAATATTATAAGGTCGACAATTCCAACATTTCAGGATGCATGCACGGTTTACTACGTCGCAAGGCCTGGAGGGGGAACGTTTGACATAAAAGTTAATGGATCGGTAGTAGCTAGTGTGAATACACAGGCCTCAGTTGTAAACGCTTTGCAAGGCCAGGCTGTAACCCTGAAAGATAATGGGTTTGGGAAATGTGTAATCGAGGTTGTTACTACATCTGCCGCAACTGTTGAATTTTCTGGTTTTTCATATGCTAACGCCTATAGTCAGTCAGCTCTTCATAATTTTTCAAATTCTGGCCGTAGGCTTCGCTGGGTGGATGAGTCCGTCATCAGTTCGATGATGGCAGGAACCTCTCTATTCATCATGGCACTAGGTGTCAATGACGCGTCAGACAATGAGTCTGATACGGCGTACTATGAAGAGTTCGTAAAAAGAATTGATTGGCTGATAAGCTATTCAAATCAAAATAGCGTACCTGTAGTGGTGCCTGATTTTTTGTGGAGTTACCCAGATACAAACAATACAAGGAAGCAGCTAAAGCGACTCGCTGACGAGACTCAGGGGCTATACATACCGTTTGCCGATTTCTTTAGAAAAGGATCGCAGTCAGCAGATGCAAATTATCTTGTAAATACTCTTAAGCTCTTTTCGGATGGTTCCCATCCAAACGTTCATGGGCATAAGTATATAGCGGAGACTATTGCTAAGAAACTCGGCCTTTCAGTTAGCTCGAAAAAACAAGCGCTCGACTACCATGATTGGTGGATGCCGATATCAATCACAAGCACGACAATAAAAAATGCGGACTTTGGTTCGATTCCTCCAAGCAGGGTGATAACTGCAACTCGAAACAATGGCGCGAATGTTCTGTTTAGATTTTATGTCTCTGGCGTCTCTGGTACGTCTGCTGTTGCTTTCTCTGGAACATACTCATCTGACTCTGGCGTGTTCGTTGACCTTCCAGTGACTGGACAGATGGAGCTTGAGACAAATGGGGCAAGTTCCGGAGTTGTAAGTATCTCTCAGGCAGGAATAACAATAACGCCAAATTCATCGAACACTAAAAGCACTCATCGGTTTGTTGTTAGCGTTGCACGTGGGGAGCGACCGTTTGTTGATGGTGTGATTTACTAGGCTCGCTAAAATATTCTGATGCCATTGCAATGGCGATAAAAAAAGCTGTGCCGATGAGCAGATTGATTATCTCTGTTGATATTTTTTCTGTTTCATCGGTGCGGATATTGAACATGGCATTCGTATACTCGTCTAAAGTTCTTGCTGATTTGTTTTTCATTTTAATTATCCAGTTGAGATTTCGACGTAACCAAGCTAGCGCAGTTCACGAAGCGTTTCTGGATGCTTGCTTGCAACCTTAATTAAGGTTTTCGCTGCTCCAGAAGGAGACCTTCTACCCTGCTCCCATTCCTGTAGAGTACGAACGCTAACTCCCAGGAGGAGTGCGAACTCAGATTGCGCCATTCCAACCTTTGCACGAATCTCTGCAATCGGAGAAAGTTCGACCTGCGTCGAACGGGCGGCCTTCCCCTTCTTCATTTCGTCAATCGAGGCGAGGAGATCGGCCTCGAAGGTTTCAAGTTCCTTATCCATTCATAGCCTCTTTCAATTTGCTCAAGGTGGATGCTGGTAGGTTATCTAACTTCGACTTTGTGTAGGCTATCAGTAGCCAGATGGCTTGCGACTCTTCGGCGTTGTAGTAGATCACGCGCGCGCCGCCGCGCTTACCCATGCCTTGGCGAGACCAGCGAACCTTGCGAAGCCCACCCGATCCTGGGATCACATCTCCGGCCAAGGGGTTGGCTGCAATCCACGCAATGAACTCCTCCCGTTCGGGATCGTTCCAGATGCCGCCTGCATAGCGCTTGAAAATCTCGGTTTCGATGACTGTTCGCATGTCATGAATATACGGCACTGCCGTATGGCTGGCAAGCTGGATGGTGAAATGGGGCGGGATCAGGCGGTCCTGGCGCTGGACTGCGCGTCCCGGCTGGCCGGGCGATCATGGAATATCGGTCGCAATCCATTTCGCTTCGCTTGAGTTCGCGTTTCTGCTCGCATGGTTGGTATGATGCGACCTTCCATCAACTTATCTTATGGTGAATTATGAGCGGACTTGCTGAGTCATTTTCCTTCACTCCTAGCGATTGGGGCGTTTCTGTAAGAGACGGCGTTGCGGAGGGCATTTATTCATTGGGCTATGGATCATGTCATGTTCAGATCGTCTTTGAGGCAGGGGATAGAACAGAGTTTCTCGATTCTTTACCTTGGCGATTTGTCCTTCCTGTTAGTGAAATACCTGACATACGCCAAGGAGGATTCTTAGCTCATTTGTATGACAGTAATTCAGAGCAAGATTTCACCGCCTATGCATTTATAGATCCAGAAACTAAAATGCTTAATATTCAAGTAAATGGAAAGGACGTTTCATCTGAGTATCCATTTAAATGGTCTAAAGGATGCTCATTGGCTATAAACTTTAACTATATGACGAAGTAATTTTTCAGATAAATAGAGGCCCGCCTAAGAAGCGGGCTTTTTTATTTCAGGAGAGCGTATGCCCATCACCGAGCAGCAATTGCTGCAGATCCTCCCGAACGCCGGCCCTCGAGCCGGCGTTTTTGTTGGTGCGCTGAATCGCGGGATGACGCGGTTCGGTATCACGTCGCCGGTGCGCGCGGCGGCATTCCTCGCCCAGGTCGGCCACGAAAGCGGCCAGTTGACCCGCTTGGTGGAGAACCTCAACTACAGCGCGCGTGGCTTGGCGGCGACATGGCCGAGCCGATACCTAGGCGCCGACGGCCAGCCCAATGCTCTGGCGCAGCGCCTGGCGCGGAACCCCCGGGCTATCGCCAACAACGCCTACGCCTCGCGCAACGGCAATGGCGACGAGGCGTCGGGCGACGGCTGGCGTTTCCGCGGGCGTGGGCTGCTACAGATCACCGGCCGGGCGAACTACCGCGCCGCCGGCGCCGGGCTGGGCCAGCCACTGGAGCAGGAACCCGAGCTTCTCGAGCAACCGGAGTGGGCGGCGATCTCGGCGGCCTGGTGGTGGGCCAGTCACGGCTTGAACGACCTGGCCGACCGCGGCGAATTCGCCGCCATCACTCGGCGCATCAATGGCGGCACGAACGGCCAGGCGGAGCGCCTGGCGCTGTGGGAGCGGGCCAAGGCGGTGCTGTCGTGATCTCGGCCCGCGTGATTTCGATCGCGCTGGCCTGCCTGGTGCTGGTCGGCCTCGGCACCGCTGGCGGTGTCTGGATCGGCGCGCGGCACTACCGGCCGCAGCTCGATGCTGCGCTGGCGGATCTGGCTGCCTGCCGTTCCGCTCGTGGGAGCCTGGAGGCCGCAGTAGTGGAGCAGGGCGGGCAGATTGCCGCGCTGCGTCAGGCTGGTGAGCAGCGCGCCCGGGATGCCGCGCAGGCTGTGGATCGGGGACGGCAGCAGGCCGCGGAGCAGTATGCCGCGGCACAGCGCCTGTTGCGTGAGCGCTCCGCTGGTGATCAGTGCTTGGCAGCCGAAGTGGTCATCGATCAGGAGTTGGGGCTATGAGGGTGGTGCTGATGCTGGTGATGGTTGCGCTGGCGGGATGCGCCGTCCGGCAGGAAGCCGAGCCGCGCACGGTGCGCGTAGAAGTGCCGGTGGCGGTGCCGTGCCGGGTGCCGGCGGTGGAGGTGCCGGCATGGGCAGCGGCTGGGCTGAAGAAGAGCGACGACCTACAGACCAAGGTCCGTGCGCTGCTGGCCGAGCGGCGGCAGCGGATTGGTTACGAGGCGCAGCTCCTGGCTGCGAATCAGGCCTGTCAGGATTAGGAGTAGACTACGGCCTTTTCCTACGAGGGCAGGGCATGCTGGTCATTCGATTCAAGGGCTGGTCGGTGAAACTCGACCACCAGGTGGGCAGCGCTGGGAAACATGGCATCTGGTCGTTCCACGGCTCGGAGAGCAGCTACGTACCGGACATGGAGACGATTCTCCGGCATGCTGCTATTCGGCCTGCGGAGCCGAAAGAAGGCGGGGAGGTCGAGGTATTCATCTGTGATTCGCGTATGCCGCAGGACGAATGGCGGGCGGTAGGGACCGGCGTCGCGGCTTATGAGGCCGAGCGCTGAAAGTCAGGCCCACCGCCAGGGCCGGAAGTCATCAGGGATCTGCTCGGCGAGTTGCAGCGTGCCGCCGGCGTCGAGTTCGATCTCCAGACCGCGCACAACGCCGGCGCGCTCGAGCGCCTGGCCCAGGAGGAGGTATGTTATCCCGTCGAGCGGATCCCGGCTGATGTAGCCCAGGCGCTGTCGTGCGGGTGCGGGCCCGTGGTAGATCCCCTCGCTGTCCACCGTCCCGACAGCACGGCCGCCGTCGAGCACGTCGTAGCAGCAGTCCGCGCAGTAGTGCGTCTCGCGCGTTATGCCGTGCTCGATCGCCCAGGAGTACATGCCGAGCGCGTCGGTGACCATGTCGTGGCGGTCCTGCAGGCCAACGATTCCGCACTGATAGAGTTCGTTTGCCTCGGCCACCAGATACAGGTACTGCTCATCCGCGGCGTACAGCCAGGCGGCATGCTGCCGCATCGCGGCGAGCCATTGGGTGACGCGCTGGTGGTGGCAATGCCTGGGGTCGGAGTAGGACATGGAAATCTCCGGCAGTCGGGTTGGCCGGAAATTATGCTGTATGAATATCCAGTATTCGAGGGCGGCCGACGAGCGGAGAGTTATGCTCGGGCATGCCATGGAGGGGGCTGAAATCATTTCCGCAATTTATTCATTGACCCAGGCAGCAAGCGGCATCCAGAGAATGAGAAATGGCTAAATTGCGGAAACGAAATCCAGCCGAAACCCGCGTAAACATTGAATTCAGCGATAGACTTGAAAACCGTCGAAGGGGAGACTCTTCCGTGAGTTCGAATCTCACCGCCTCCGCCATATAACCTTATGTTTTCATTGATGTTTTCATTCGACCCACTCTCAGAAGTGAACGATTTGGGAACAAATTGGGAACGAGGCGCAGAAAAAAGGGGCCCCGCAGGGCCCCTTTTTCGTTGCTTCAGGAAAGTTTCAGCGCCTGGTTCAGCAGACCTACGATGTCGGGGCCGTCCTTGCTGATCCACTTGGCGTAATGCTTGAAGATCATCGCCGTCGAGGTGTGCCCCATCTGGTCCGCGATCCATTCGGGAGTGGCGATGCCGCTGCTGAGCATCTGGCTGGCGAAGGTGTGGCGGCACTGATTGGGACCACGCGAGCGGACGCCCGCATTCCTGAGGTGGCCATGCCACCAGCCGTTGCGCAGCGTATCCGACGTGGAGTACGCCGCCCCGCTAGCACTGTTGTGGAACACGAAGCGTACCCGTTGAGCCTTTCTGGTCCGGTTGTCGCGGTCTATCACCTCGATCTGTACGGGCGGAAGGCGTCTGGTTAGCTTGGCCTGCTGCTGCAGTGCGCGCAGCGCCGGGGCCAGTAGCTGGACCTTCCTCGTCGATCGGCGAGTCTTGGTGACCTTGTACTGGCTGCGTACACGGGCGCGGCGGAAAACCACGGTCCCCGTGTCCAAATCGACATCTTCCCAGGCCAGAGCTATGGCCTCGCTGACGCGGGGGCCGCTCCAGATCATGAATTCCGCCAGGTTCAGCTCACCGGTGCGCGCGGTTTCGGTACCGAGGATGAGGTCGATTTCCTCTCGAGTGAATGGGTCTGGGTCATCCGCATCCGGGAGAGTGATCACGATGCCGTCTGTTGGGTCGTGCGCGGTCCGGTTCCGAGTTCGATACAGCCGGAAGATCTGCCGCAGGTTGCTGACGATCTCTCGCACCGTCTTGTTGTGCAGCTTGGGCATGAGCGTGTTCTGCACCCAGTCTTGAATATCCAGGTGGTCGATGCTGTCGGCCTGGCTGTCACCCCAGCGAGGTCGGATGTGGGTTTCCACGCGGCTGGTGTAGCCTCGGAAGCCGCTGGCGGCGATCTGGTTGCGTTTGATATCGAGCCAGAGGTCGATGTAATGGCCGAGGGTGTTGCTTTTCACCCGGGGTGAGTTCGGGAAGTGTCGGCTGTAGTTGAAGACTCCTTGCTTGATCTCGTAGTTGATGATGCCGGCCAGCCGTTCGGCATTGGCTATATTCTCGGGCGTTGCGTCCCCTGGTATGGACTCCCTACACAGCTCGCCCTGGTAGCGGAAGTAGATTCTGATCCGGTTTCCGCGTACCTCGACTCCGTCTGCCATCTGGTTCCCCTGATCCACACCAAGCGTTCAGGCTATCAAGCCTCCAAAAAATAGGCCCGCAAGCGGGCCAAGAAGATTCGTTGCCTGTTTCTGGTAGCTCTCTACCGACCGGCCACCACTACGAAGCACAAGGCCAGGACGGCCAGGGTTGCCAGCGAGAAGTTCAGCAGGCTCCTCGGGCTGTCTAACATCTTCAATAGTTCGTGCATGTTGCTTCTCCTCAGAGACTCCCAGCAGGTTCTGAAATACTCAGTCCAACGGCGACCTGACGCACCCAGATTGGCGTGCTACTGAGCAGGAAGGTCTCGCCAGCCTCAGCCAGCAACAGGGTGGTGCCCATCACGCCGGCGATGGCCTCGGCCGCGGCCGGTGGTACGGCGTTGCCGATGCGCTCGCGCCAGTCGCTGTCGCTCAGGCCGTCGAGGACCAACTGCTCTTCGGGGTCGACCAAGCTCTGCAGTGCGGCGAGTTCCAGGGTGGTGAAGGGCCGGTGCCAAGTGCCGTCCAGCGACTGGATGATGCAGGTCAGCCGGTCGTTCGCCGCCGGCATGCGCGGGTCGGCGACGCTCCACCTGCCATTGTCGTGCCGAGCACTGGCCGACACCGCGCCCGCGGACTGGTCGAACCCTACGACACCGTAGTGCCCGCCGGTCAGGTAGGCGTCGCCCTTGGTGCGATCGAGCACGCGCGGATCAGCGATCGACAGCGCGCCGCTGGCCACCTGCTGGGAGCCGGTGACCGTGCCGGTAGCGCTTCCCCACTCGCCGACGTGCAATTTGCGGCTGCTCGCCCCTGGGTGCCAGTTGTGGTACCTGGGATCGGCAACAGCCTGGCCGCCGGAGCTGGGTGAGTGCCCGCCGGTGACGGTTCCGCCGTGGCTCCCCATGCTGACGACGCGAAACACGTTGTTGTGCCGGACGCCGCCTGGGCGCGGGTCGGCCACGGCGAATGCGCCCTGGCCGGTAGTACTGGCCGCGATCACGGTGCCGGACGGACCGTCCCAGTCGGTGGTCGGGTACTTGCCGAAGCTCTGGCGGCGGGGATCGGCGACGGAGTACGTACCCTGGCCGGGCGACTTGACGCCGATGATGGCGCCCGAGGTGTCAGTCCAGCGGCGCACGCCGTACTGCTGGTACTGCAGGGCGTTTGCCGGCGCGCGAGGATCCGCGACTGAGAACCGCCCGTTCATCGGGCGGCTCGCGCCGGCGACAACGCCACACGAATCGCCCCAGTGATTCACGCCCAGAACGCCCCGGTGGTACTCCGGCACGATGATCAGATCGCGCAGGTAGCCGTCCTCGACGGCCAGGTCATTCAGGCTGCGCCAGTCGCTGCCGGCGCGCACCAGGGCGAGGCGCACCCAGGTCTTCCACTGCAGGGACGGTACGCGGTGCATTGGGCCGGCGGCCTCGATGTCGCCGGGAAGCGGCATGCGGCCGAGGATGTCGCCGACGGCGCGGAGCGACTTCTTCTCTGGTTCGTACAGGAAGGGCGGCACTTTCTCGACGTGGCGGGCGACAAGCAGGAAGCGCTTCCGGGACTGCGCCAGGCCGCCGAGTTCGCCGCAGTCGTGAGTGGTTTCCGCCACGGCGTAGCCGAAGCCGCCGAGTAGGCCGTTGATCTGGTCAAGCAGGTGCCGGCCGCGGCTCGCCAGGCGCGGGACGTTCTCGAAAACGATCAGCGGCACTGGGTCATCAGCCCATGCCTCGCCCATCAGCCAAATGCAGCGCAGCGTCAACTCGTTCAGCGCCTGGTACTTCGGGGTCAGGCTCATCTTCTCCGACAGCAGGCCGCTGGCGCCTTTGCAGGGCGAGCTGATGAACACGGCATCCGGTCGGCGCCCGCCGGCGGCGCGTCGGATCTCCTCCGGGGTTGCCTCCCTCCAACCGGCGGGCGGCTCCGTTCCATGGAAGCGGATGTATTGGTCGCGGGTGAACAGGTCCAGCAGGGTGCCGGGGACGCCGGCCAGGCGCTCGAAGTCGCGGAGGCCGGCCGGGTCCACGTCGATGCCACCAAGGCATTCCCAATGGGCCTCGACGTTGCCGACCCGCGGCCGCGCCCGGTTGAAGCCTGCGGCGCCGCCGCCCAGGCCGCAGCAGAAATGGAAGTGGTAGAGGGTACGCTTAAGCATGCCGCCGCCCTCCCTGCGTTTTCCTGGCCGCCAGGTTGGCCATGTAGCTGGCCCACTCGACAGCCTTGGCCTGTTGGCGAATTCGGCTGCAGCGTTGGTGTTTGCCGGTGGAACGTGCGTTGCCGCAGATATCACAGATGCTCGGAAGGTCCAGCCGCTTGCTGGCCATCGCTGGGCGAGTGCGAGCCGCCGACGTGGTTGTGCTAGCCTTGGCGCCGCCGCCTTGAGGCTGATTCGCTTGCATGGTGTCTCTCCTTTGGGGTGGTTGGCGCCAGGGAGTTGCCGCTCCCTGGCGCCTCTTCTTCAGCGCCGCGCGGGGTGCTCGCGCAGTTCCTGACAACTGATGCAGCACTCGCAGCCCGGAGCAGCCTGGCGGCGGGCCTCGGGTATCTGCTCTCCGCAGTCCTCGCACCAGAGGGCGCTGGGCGCCAGGCGGGTGTTTGTCCGCTGGGCCAGGGCGGCCTGGACCATGTTCTCGGCTCGTTCGTTGGCTTGGTCGATCACATCCACAGTCAGCCTCCTTATACTGCAAGCTTCGCTGCGGCCCAGCGCTTGCTCAGGTCCTGCCAGATCGCATCGCCGTTTTCGAAGTACTCATGCACTTCCTGTTTCGGGGCGTAGTCCATGCGCAGCACGGACAGGCACGCATCGAACAGCGCTGGGTCGAGGCGGCGCAGCTCGGTGAGGTCGAAGCGGTGGGCTTGGCCGTTGTACAGGCCGAGCAGGAACCGACCGATCACGCCGCTCTGGCCGCTGTCGCGCTGGGCGATCGGCAGCAGGCGTTTCAGCGCGGTGAGGCCGGCTACCTCGTTCTCCTGCTGCCTGGTCTGGAAGTCGTGGATCAGTTGCAGATAGTCGTGGGGGAGGGGTTGCATGGTGTCTCTCCTTTGGGGTTGCAGTTCCGGCGTTGCCGCGCCGGTCAGGCTTGGAAAATCCAGCACTTAACGGTGCTGGGTCGGTTGGTGAGAGGGTTCTGGCGGGCGTGTGCCGAACGCACGGCACTGTCGACGGCCTTGTATTCGATGAACTTGTGCCGGCGGGACTCTTTCAGCAGGTCGCGCAGGGTTGCCGCGTCGGCCACCTTCTGGCGGTGGTCGGCGGCCAGCTTCACGAACTCGTTGAGGTTGATGGCGATGGTTCCGGGGTTCTTGCTGTGGTTGAGCACCGGCTCTTCGCTGAGGTTTTCGAGGTAGTCGTAGACCTCCCAGAACTCGGCCACCTCGGGCGCGTCGGCGTTGACGGCGTCCTGGCGCTCCAGGGCCATCGTCATCAGGGTCTGCTGAGCGCAGGCGAGCTGGTGCTCGGACAGCGGCACCACCAGGCGCAGCGCGTCGACCAGGGCCATCATCTGCGCGTGGTTGAGTATCAGCCGCTCGATACGAATCTGCTTCAGACTGCGCAGCGTCGCGCTGTGAACCTTCAGCCGCTCGCGGAAGCACTCCAGCACGCGGGCCTCGGCACGGATGGCCATTAGCAGGAAGTGGCTGACCTCAAGTACGCCCAGGTGGTTGAGGTTGTCGGCCGCGGCCTGGCTCTCGCGGGTGATCTCTGGGCGAATGAAGTGCAGCTTCACGATACGGGTCATGATCGCTTCGGAGGCCTGCACCGTGGCGTTCTGGCTCATCACCAGGGTGCCGCGGAAGGGGGGCTCGTAGGTTTCGTTGCCGGCGGTCTTCTGGCCGGTCACGCCCAACGAGCGGCCGTTGAACAGCGGCTTGAACTCGTCCCAGTCGAAGGACTTGGCGGCGCCGCCGGCGCGGCTGTTGTCGCTGCGGTCGGCCTCGAGCATGACCATGGGCATGTTCGACAGCTGGGTTAGCCAGCGGCGCAGGCCCGCCTTGGTCATCTTCGACGGGTCCTGGCCCTCTTCGTCGGCGCGGCCGAGCAGCTTCCACAGGAAGGTGATCAGCGTGGACTTGCCGGCACCGGCCTCGCCGGTGGCTTCAAGGAACGGAAAGGACTGGAACTCGGCGCGGATCTGCTCCGCGAACAGCGAGCCGAACCAGAACGCCAGTGCCACCAGGCCCTTGGCGCCGAAGCAGGTCCACAGCCAGTCCAGCCACTCCGGGCGGTAGTCCTTGGCGTCGGTGGCGATCTGCAGCTTGATCGAGCGCTGCAGGGTCTTCAGCCGCAGCTTCTGGAACTCGAAGAAGTCTTCGGCGTTGGCCTTCTCGATTACGCCACCGCGCACCGCCACGTCGCCCAGGACGTAGCAGGCATGCTCCCGGCTGTAGCCCAGGTAATCGATGGTGGCCACCGTCTTCAGGCCGGTGAGTTGCAGCTTCATGATCTGGTCAAGCTGCGCGCCGCTGCCGGTGAATATCGCCCCGGCCGCCACGCCGAGCAGGCGCTTCTTGAACTCGCTGGCCGCTGCGACCTGGGCGCTGGTGAATGTGTTCTTCACGCTCTCGTCGTCGGGACGATCGATGCGGAAGTAGTACCAGCTCTCGTCTGTGACCTCGTTGCGCTGGAAGTACAGGGCCTGGGGGAAGCAGTTTGCGATTTCAACCACATTGCCTGACTGCTGCAGCGCCTTGTCGCGCTTCTGTCTGTCGTTCAGCAACTTATCTCCGTGGTCGTCGCTGTTTTCGAACGCGCGCATGGCCCGGTCGAACTTCTCGAGGTCCAGCTTGAACCAGAACAATCTGTTGCCGAACCGAAAGTGGAATTCGCCGCGGCTGTTCCAGTCGTACATCAGCAGCGCTTTCTCGGCAGGACTCTCGGCGATCAGCAGCGCGCCCTCATGACGTGCGGTCTTGAGGTCTTTCTCGATCTTTGCAGCACGCTCGGCCGCGTCATCGATGAACATCCAGCGCTGGTGCAGGTCGTTCCAGTCGAATTTGCGGTTGTTGCGCTGCGGCAGTTGGGCCGCTTCGCAGACGTAGCCCAAGGCACGCGCCTCGGTCACCCAGCGCCGGGTGTACCTATGGGCGCCGGGTTCGTTGTCCAGCGCCCAGATCAGTTTCGGCAGCTTGCCGCCACGGGCTGTCGCGAGTTCGCGTAGGGACTGCTCGGGGAAGGCGTTGGAGCTCATGGCTGACACAGCGTCGATGCCGTGGTGCAGCAGCGCTATGGCGTCGAAGATACCTTCGACGATCCACAGCTCCTTCACCTCCTGCAGGTCGACGCTGGGTGGGCACCACCAGACGCCGCGCGGGCTGTCGCCCGGCTTGAAGCGCGCCTTCTTCTTGCCGAAGCGGCTCGGGCGATCGATTAGGCGTTCCCAGTAGCCGCCTTTCTTCAGCGGGAAGCGTACTGTCGCGCTACCGATCTCAAGGTCGCGGTCCCAGTAGTTTTCCTGGCTGTACCAGCCATCGATCAGCTTCAGGTCGAAGCCGCGGGCATGTGCCAGGTACGCCCGGGCCGAGGCGGCGGGTTCCTTGTCGGTGGTCGGCGCTCGCTTGCTCCAGTCGTCGAAGAGCTCCGGGTAGATTTCCTTGATGTGCCAGGTGTCGCCGCACTTGCCGCGCCCGCAGCGGATGAACCAGGGGCTGTCGACCAGGGTGTAGAGCTCCTTTTTGCCGCACGTCGGGCACTCGCCCTTGCGCATGTACTTCGTGCCCTTGATCGGCGTCAGGCCGTACTGATCCTGTAGGCGGCGCAGCACGTCGGCCTTTAGCTCGCGGTCCATTTCCTTCATGCGTGCCCCCGAATCTGCTTGCGCAGTTCGCGGATCGTCCGGCAGATGCCGGCAATGTGTGGGCGGTCCTCGAGGATGCGCTTGCCGCGTAGACCCTGCGGCGTATAGCGGTAGCGATCGTCGTACCAGCACTCGGCCATGGTGGCTTCGTACTGGCTGACCAGCCAGAGCAGATACTTCTCAGCCTGGTTCTGGTCCACTTCGACGGTGATTGAAATGTGGCCGCTCATGGCGGAATACCTCGAATTCTGGGCGTAACTACCCCAAACCCACGGCAGTGGGTAGGGCGTGTTTCAGGGATTACTGGGTGTGCTGGGGGCGCTGTTTGAGCAGGTGCGCGGGCAGATAGCGGGCCGGGATCGGGAAGCGGCAGTGACTGCGGGTGTCGATCAGGTAGACCACTTCGTTGTCACCCTCGCCCCAGTCGATACCCAGCCAGATCGGCTCCGGACCTGCGAAGACCTGGTCCCAGGCGCGCTGGGCGAGTCGCTCGGCCATGAACTGGGGAACCTCGAGGCCCTTGACCAGATGATTGACGCAGGCGCCGAACAGCCGGTCGGAGCCGGAGGACAGGTACTGGTTCGCGTTGCTCCGCAAGTAGGCTGCGGCGGCCTGTTGCATGGTACTGCGGTAGTCGTTGGTACCGTTCATTGCATGCACTCCACATGATCCAGTAGGTCCAGTTGGTTGGTTGCGGCGGCGAGGTCGCGGCGTGCCAGTTGACGGGTTTTCGAAGGTGCCATGGGGAGCACCAGCAGTGGCCGCTCGAGGCCAGAGGGGCTGAGCTGGTAGTCCCAGCTCAGGGAGCCGGTGAAGGTGGCGCCGCAGAGCGCGTTTGTGCATTGCGCGTACATTGAGCGGAAGCACGGAGTCTGGCCTTCGGAGGAGCGGATCCGCATCCGGCTGTGGCAGCAGGGGCAGACGAGCTTGTAGACGCTCACGCCTTGATCCTCCTGTGCAGGGTGATCACTGCGCCGACCTCGGCGTGCCGTGCGGCCAGGTGCTGGCGGTGAGCGACAATGATTTCAGCGAGTTCGGCTTCGTCGATCTCACCATCGCGCAGCGCCTCGGCGATGATGCGGTCGACCTCGCCGCGCTTGATGGCGGTGGCGACGCCACGGGCGTACAGGTCGAGGTTGTCCAGCTGAGCCGGATCGGGCATCTGCACGAACATGCCGCCATACAGGTGTGCGACGTACTCGGGGAAGTGGCTGGTGCCGGTTTCCTGCTCGAGCAATCGCAACTGGTCGTCGCTGAGCGGCTTGCTGCCGGCGTTCTCATAAGCGTGGTTGTCGAACTTCTTCAGATCGAGGCCCAGGCGGGCGGCGGCGCATTCGCGACCGCCGGGGTAGGCGCCGATGATCGCGCTGACCACCTGGCGCCGCGTTTCTAGGAGCGGGCGTTTCATCTTCTGGTGTCTCTCCAGGGCGGTGGCCATTACTGTTTGTCTGCAGCTCGGCGGATACCGGGGACAACATCTGCTCCTATCTCTTCAGATAGGTCCTTGAGAATCGCGTAGGCGAGGCGGCCATTAGGAAAGCGATCCGCTCCTGCCCAGCGGGCCACTACTTGGGTGACATTGCGTGGCTCGTAGCCGCGAGCCAGCGCAAACTTTCGATAGCTGCTGCCCTTTTCGACGAGACGTGCACGGATCTGATTAGGGGTCATAGATCGAGTGTTCCCATATAGATAAGATGTACTCACTCGGACATATGTTAGGCACTCATTTGGAAATGTCAACAGATAAAAATGCACAAATGGAAACTTCTGTGCGGTTGCGTGCGGCCTTGGAAGCCAAGGGGCTTTCGATAAAGGAAGCTGCAGAAGCCTGCGGAATACCGTACAGATCGTTCCAGAACTATACCCTGGGGCTGCGGGAGCCGAACGCTGAGGCCTTGGGGACGATAAGTTCTCGATTGGGTATCTCTGTTGACTGGCTGCTTACAGGGGATGGCCGGATGCTCAGAGGCGTATCCGTAGGAGAAGCGCCCGGTGGGGCGGAGAACCCTCGTGAGCAGGCCCTGTTGGCACTTTGGCGCGAACTAGACGAGGGCGAGCAGCGAGAAATACAGCTTGCTGCTGAGGAAAAGAAACGTCTGAAAATTCTGGAGCAGCGCCTTGCGGAGCTGGAGGCCGTTGTCGCTGATGTTAAAAGGCTGGCATGATCTGTTCTTATTAGGAACGGGCATGGACGGAAGGTCATGGCGGTGCTTGGTAGCAGGGAGCGGCTTGTGCTCCAACAGCGTGGGATTGATGTGGTGTCGGGTGTCTACGGTACCTACTACTCCCTCACGAGCAAGGGGCTGTACTGGCTCTTCAATCACGTCCATGAGGTCCGCCCCACAAAACTCCGGTTCTCCATTCCACTTTTGAAGTCACTTGCCTCTGTCCAGCCGACCAGCAACTGGCGAAACCTCCGTATCACCGCTGTAGTCCTGCCCACCTACAAGGCCCAGTACTACCAGTTGGCGGTTTACCTGAATGGTTCTCCGCCACGGCAGATCTACCATTCCTCGGTCGAGCGTAGCGTGCCGGAGGAGTTCAATCTTCTTAGCGGGGCGCCATTCATCTCGGCGGCAACACACGGGGTAGGCGAGGTAAGAGGCCAGCTCACTGAAGTAGAGCGGCAACGGCTCACCGCAGGCGAGTACATTGAGGTGGCGCTCTGATGAGGACTTGTGCAATGCAACGTCCAATGAGGAAACTTTTCAAGGGTAACCGTGTTCTTGCTTGAAGTTTTTAAATTATGGGAGTGTTTGCCTTTAATGAGTTTTTCTTTGTTGTGCGTTTCTTTGATTTGTTATGGGGGGTATATGGATTTAGAACGAGAGAAATCTAGAGCCAGAATGCTGGTGGTGCTTGGGTGGGTGGTGGCGTCTATATTTATTGTGGTTTTCTTGGTGTCGGCACTGAAGAGCATCGCTATAAGCCTCGATGGCAGCGATTTTTTCATTGCTGTTAATGTTAAGAACTTGATAATTGAACTCTATCGTAATACCCAGTATCCGGTGATTGGCTGGGTTTGGGAGTATTCTCCTGTTTTTTATGATTATCAAATCTCCAGTCTTTTTACCTTTTCTTGGCTCGTCGTGTTTCTGGGGTTCTCTCTTGGTGGTGGGCTCATATATATAGGCAAAAGAATTCTAAGAGAGCATTCTGAGGCAGAGAATAATGCCAGAAAGAGTAAGTTGACTGAGGCGTATAGGGATCGACTCGGTTAGAAGAACATAGGGCAGGTACGTAGTGACTAGAAGTTTGTGAAGGATCTTTGATATACGCTTATGAAGATTTAGATAAGTCGTAGTTCTGAGTGGTGTTGATTTTTTGGAAAAAAGTATGGGGAGTGGTTATGGCTGGAGAACAGCAAGCGGATATTGATGCGCCTGATGATGAAGTAGTAGATGCACAGGTGGTGGAGAACGAGATCGTAAATGTAATAGTTCATAGCCTCGTCCGAACTAAGGCTGGTTTTGTTATTGAAAATAGAGAAGAGGTTTTAGAGGTTGGTGATACGGTCCAACGGTTAATTGATCAGTTGGCCAAGATATATGCGGGTAAGACAGGGAAGTCTCATGGTAGATTCGAAGAGGATGTTGATATATATCCGGTTTCGCAATTTTTGAGTTCCTACTTTATAGATGGCGAGTCGGATTTTGTTGCTACCACATGCAAAATGGTTGAAAGCCTCAAGAAAGAGGCCCAAGGAACAGCGTCTACCGGCGGTCATGTTTTTATTGCTCATTTTAAACGGGTGGCGGATAATTCAGACTATCTTATTGTTGCCATCCTTAATGATGAGCTCGGTACTGCTTTAAATAAAGAAAAAGATGTTGTGGATGCAATGCATCTAGATATAAAAGGTTTTCGGTTGGCGGGGCGGGTAAACCTTACTCACTGGGCGGCGGGGGGAGACAAATACCTAAGCTTTATTAAAGGACGGGGGCAAGACAAGGTATCCGACTTCTTTAAGATTTTCTTGGGGTGTAATAACTCCGTTGCAGCAGTGGTTGAAACTCAGAAGCTGAACTCTATCTTGGAAGGCTTCGCGAATTCCAAAGGAATGGATGAGGCACAGAAAGATGAGTTTCTACGTAATGCCTATACTATTTGTAAGAGATATGCTGACAATGAAACGCCTTTTGAATTGGAGGTCTTCTCTAATGAACTATGGCCAGAAGACCCTCAGCAGTTAAACCAGGCATTTGAGGACTCCGGTGAAAATATTTCGGATGGGTTCATTCCTGATAAGCGTTCATTGCGGTCGCTGGTTAAGTTTAGTGGTGTGACCAAGAACTGGAGGCTCGTTTTTGATCGGGCTGCGCTGCTCAATGATGAGATTTTCTTTGACTCAGAGACAGAAAGTTTGACAATCAAGAACCTGCCGGAAGAACTAGTTCGCAGGCTCGTTGCAGAAGACAATCAAGATGGCGAAGAGGATTAAGTTTGATGACTTGCTTCCACTTTACCGATCAGTTGTTAGGATCGAAGGAAGTAAGTTTTCATTAAAAGTATCCAATGAGGAAATACGAGACGCATTGATTCTAGCTGTTGATGAGTCTAACGTTGACGAATCTGGCGTAGCCGTCATTAAGGGCGACTACGCCAACGTAAACCTTGGGCAAGATTTTATTATCTCTCTGTCGCCACCTAGGGTTGGTATGGGGATATTAGCCGACGATTTCTCTGGTTACCTTCGTGCTCGAGGGGCAAAGATCAAGGAAAGAAATTACTACTATCTGTTGGACTCAGGGTTTTACTCCGGGGATGAGACCGTTCCGGTGCTCGTGAGCAAGTACAGGGATCTGATGAGGCTTATAAATCTGCTTTCGGACTCCGCTCACTATCTGGATACGACAAAGGAAGAGTTTGTTTTCTATAAGGATGGACGATTTATTATTCCTGTTGTCTATTCCGTTGATGATGTTGGTAGTTTTAAATTGCAATCCTTTGAAAGGCTTGACCGCTTAATGGCCGATCCTCTTCATCATAGTCAGAAAGTAAGAATATTTGGTGAAAGTCTTGTTGCTATGCTCGATGGGATTGATCTGAGGAACAGATTCAAATTTATACTAGACAACCTGGATGGTTTGTATTCAAGGGTTCTGATTGGCTATAATATTTTTGCGGCTGACTTTACTTATGAGAAGGCCGTTGCGGAGATACATTCATTTAAGGTTGATGTCATTACAAGGGTGCATAAGGCGATAACTGATATTCAAGGTCAAATACTTGGAATACCGGTTGCAACTTTTGTTGCCCTAAGTCAGGTCAAGAAAACAGTTTCGCTTAATTCTCAATTTGCTGCTAATACCATAATATTTTTTGGGGTTTTTGTTTTTTGCGCCCTTCTTTTAGGGTTCCTTCTTAATCAGAGGTCAACCCTTGATACTATTTCTGATGAGGTTAAAAGACAGAGGGGAGTTTTTGAAAGCAAGTTTAGCGATAAGCCGGGAGTGTACAGCTCAGAGTTTCGGAGGATTGATGCTAGAATTTGTATACAGTATGCGGTTCTGGTTGGGGTTTTCATACTTGATGTTTTAATGTTCATTGGCGCCGTTGTTTACTATATCGTGCATACAAGGCCTATATACGATATTTTTTTCTAATGATATCTAGCTCTACCCTACCCACTTCTACCTATTCATTCGTCCCCACTCCCGATCGACAGCCCGCTTCGCACTGGCCTTAGTGCTGTATAAGTAGCGCAGGCGGTGCGGTTTGCTCTGGTCTCCCGCGGTGATGGTCTTCTCCGTCCCGCTCTTCTCGTCGCGGTAGTAGGCGATGATGCCGGTGTAGTCGCCGCCGGTGTCGTCGGCCAAGTCGCTGACCAGGTCCTCGGGCAACTTGCTTTCCAGCTCCAGGCTGGTGATGTAGCCGCCGTCGGCGCTGAGGCTGTGCTGCACATTGCCGCCGTACCAGATGATCGCGTCTATCTCCGTCTTCACGCCCTGCAGGGTGTAGGTCAGCTCCGGGATCAGGTCCGCCCGGCCTCTGGCGAGCACGTAGCTGAGCGTGGCGCTGCCACGCTGCAGGCGGTTCCACTCGGCGCGGGCAGCGCGCAGGGCGCTCTGGCGGTCGCTGTAGGTGTGGCGCAGGTCCTTCAGGTTGTCGCCCTTGGCACCGGCGATGGCCTCTTGCTTCTTCGCGCTGTTCACGTCGTAGAAGTACGCGCGCACGCCGTCGTAGCTGTCGCGGTCGGCCTGCAGGTAGCGGTGCTGGTCGCCATCCTGGCGGGTGAGGATGATGTGCGGCAGCGCCAGGCCGCTGGCAGTCTTGCCGCCGCCGGCCGGCAGGCAGAGCAGGCAGCCGGCTTTCACGGTGGCCACCGCATCGAAGTCCTCGCCCAGGCGGGTCAGCAGGTTGGCGTCTGACTCGTTGGCCTGGTCCAGTTGCAGGATCGGCAGGCCCGCCAGCGCCGGCGCGAGCACCGGCTTCAGGTTGTTGCCGAGGGCAATGTCAGTGAGCACGTCGCCCAACGTCTTCGGGCTGCTCCAGCTGCGCTCGCGCTTGACCTTCAGTCCCTTGCGCAGGTCTGCCGAGCGGGCGCGGATGCTGAGCACGTCCGGCGCGCCGCTGTGCTCGGTTTCGTCGACGGTGTAGGTGCCCTTGTCGACCAGTCCGCTGTCACTCCAGCCCAGCCAGAGGTGCAGCACGGTGCCGCGCGGGGGGATCGCGAGCAGCCCGTCATGATCGCTGAGTGTCACGCTCAACTGATCGGCCTCGATGCCGCGATTGTCGGTCAGGTCCAGGGCGATCAGTCGTGGGCTGATGAGCTGGGCGATGTCGTTGCCGTCGACCGTGAGCCGGAACACCGGCACCGGGTAGCCGGCGTCGCGCTGCAGCTGGTCGACGGCGCTGGTCAGGTAGCCCGTCACGCGGGCGAGGGCGGCATCGATCACAGGATGCGTCTCAGCAGGTTGCCGGCGGTACCGAGGACCGAGCCGAGCAGATCGGTGCGGCCGTCGTCGATGCGCTTGAGCTCGAGGGAGAACTCGATCCGCCGCGGGGTGCCGTCGGCAAAGAAGAGTGTCCGCGTCTCGGTGACACGCTCGATCACCCACAGGCCGTAGATGCGTCCGGTGCCCTCGACCATGGGCCAGGCCGACCCGGTGTCAGCCATCTGCCGCAGCACGTCCAGGCTCAACGCGCTGCCGGCCAGCTCCGGCAGCAGCACGCCGGGCAGGGTGATCGTGTCGTCGCCGCGACCGACGAACTGGCGCGCCGGCTGGGCACCGATGCGGCTGCTGCTGGCGTGTCGCCACTCGGTCTGCCGCTGGAACTCTTGGTAGGCCAGCGTGTGCAGGCTGAAGACGAACATCCCGAGGGACAGCATCATGGTGGTTACTCCCGGTCCTGCAGGCGGGCGCGCAGGCGCGCCGCCTTGTTGCGTTCGCGCTCGTCCAGCAGTTGGCTGAGCGTGCGTTTCAGGTCTGCGGCGTCGCTGCCCGGGCCGGCCTGGATGGTGATGTAGTAGGTGTCGCCGCCGATGCTGACTGCCGCTTGCGCCGAGCTGACCGGGGGACGGTTGTCGATTGTGATGGCCTGCGCTGGGGCGCTGGCGCCGAGCACCAGGGCACCGATGGCGCCGGCGCTCTTGCCCAGGTCGCCGAGCATGGACAGCAGCGGCTGGTCGAACATCGGCGAGCGTTGGCGCTGGGCCGCGACCAGTTCGGTCACCACTGCCGGCGGGGTGATCGTCGGGCGGGCGCTTCGGGTCAGCTCACTGCCCAGGCCGGCGACAGCCTGGCACCCTGCGTTGACCAGGCCCTGGCCGATACGCGCAATTACGCCCAGCGGGCCGGCCTGGCCGGCGTCGAGGCCCTGAGCCAGGCCAGCCATGGTGAACCCGCCCAGATCGGCGAACACCCGCGACGGTGAATGGATGCCGAGCTTGTCCTTGAACCAGTCGATCGCGGCGCCGCCGACGCGCTGGACCGCGCGCTTGATCTGCCCGATGCCGGCGAGCAGGCCGTTCACCAGGCCCTGGACAATCATGTTGCCGAAATCGGTGAAGCGTGCCGGTAGGTCGATGCCTAGGTAGCCCAGGACGCCGGAGAACGCACGGTAGATCAGACCGAGGGGGCTGAAATTCATCAGCGTTGAAAGAATGCCCCCGATGCCGCCGTCGAAACCTGCCTTGATCTCTTCCCACAGCCCCAGCAGGTACGTCTTGACGGCGTCCCAGTTGCGATAGATCAGGTACGCGGCGCCGGCCAGCACCGCCACGACGGCGGCAATTGCCAGGACCACCGGGTTGGCCGCCACGCCCCACAGCGCGATGCTCACGACGCGCAGGGCGGTCACCAGTGGGCCGATCAACAGGCCGGCCAGCATGCGGATCGGTGCGAACAGCAGTTTCAGCAAGCCGATCAGACCGGGCAGGCGAATGCCGATGGTGCTGAGCATGAAGCGGACCGCGATCATCGGGCCGAGGATGCCGGCGAGGGTGATGGCCAGGCTGCCAACGATGGCCATCAGCGCCGAGAACGCGGCGACGGTGATGACGATGCCCTTGCTGACTTGCGGGTTGGCCTTCAGGAACTCGCCGACGTTGTGCAGCAGGTGACTGAGGTCGGCGGCGAGTTCGCGCAGCCAGGGGCTGTTCTTGTCGAACAGCTCGACCGAAATGTTTTCCAGGGCGGCATGCAGCATGGTCATGTCGCCCTTGAGGTTGTCCAGCTGGGTGGCCGCGACCCGGGCGGCCTCGCCCTCGGAGTTGTTCAGGCTTTCGCGCATGGTCTGGAACTGGCCGCCCTCGACGGCGCGCATCAGGGTGCCGAAGCTGGTCACCGCGTACTGCCCGGCGATGTCCTTGAAGATCGCGCCGCGCTGTACGTTGCCCATGCCGGCGGTCTTCTTGTTGATGTCCTTCAGGATGTCCAGCATGTCGCGCATGTTGCCGTTGGCATCCTTGGTCTGGACGCCCAGCTTGGCTACCGCCTTGGACGTGCCCAGGCGGGTCAGAACAGAGCGCATCGAGGTGCCGGCCATGCTGCCCTGGACGCCGGCGTTGCCGAGCAGGGCCGTGGCGGTGGTGACTGTCTCCAGGCTCTGGCCGTACTCGCGGCCGACGCCGGCGGAGTACTTCAGCGAGTCGCCGAGCATGCGGATGTCGACGTTGTTCCGGGTGAACGCCGCAGTCAGTACGTCGGCCACCTGGTCCATCTTCTCGGCTGGAATACCCATCGCCGTCTGGATGTTCGAGGCGATGTCAGCAGTGTCGCCGAGGTCCATGTCGCCCGCGGCGGCCAGGTTGAGCATGCCGGGCATGGCGCCGAGGATCTGCTTCGCGTTGTAGCCGGTGCGGCCCAGGAAGTACTGGCCCTGGGCGACTTCCTTGTCGGTGAACTTGCTGGACAGCGGCAGGGTTCGGGCCTGTTGCCGCAGCGCCTGCATCTGCGGATCGTCCTTGCGCTCGATGCGGGTAACCGCCTGGGTGGCCGACATCGTTGCGTCGAACTCGTAGCCCACGCCGAGCATCTGCCGCAGCTTGTCGCCGGTGTACATGCCCGTTGCGCGCGCCGCCATGCCGGTGCCGGCCAGCGCGGCAGCGCTCTGGATGCCACGGCTGTAGGTGTTGCGGGCGTGGGTTAGGCGCTCCTGCTGCTGGCTGAGGTTGCGTAAGCGCTGCGCCTGGCTGTTGATGGCGCCATTGGCCGCCTGGATCTGCGCGCGCAGGTCGCGCTCATGCTTGCCGAGGTTGCGCGTGCTGATGCCGGCGTTGCTGAGGCGCGTACGCAGTTGCTGCAGGGCTTGGCTCTGCTGCAGGTGCTGCTGCTTGAGGAAACCGGCTTCACGGATTGCCCTGTTGTAGTCGCGGGTGAGCGCACGGGTGGGGTTGCCGGCGGCGGCCATCTGCTGGGCTAGCGCTTTCACTCGGGCCTGTTGCGCGGCCAGCGCGGTGCTGACCTGCTCCAGGGCGCTGCGCTGGGTGCGGAATGCGCGCACGTCGCTCTGCTGAGCGTTGAGCTGCTTCAGGCGCTCGCGAGTTGCCTTGAGCGCCCGGGCCGTCGCATCGCTGCCTTGCATGATGCGACGCAGGGGAGCGGTGGCTCTGTCGATCGCGCTGAGCAGCACGCGCAGCTGCAGGTCATTCGCCATCGGCGGAACTCCGTACCCGGGCGCGTTCGCGCCATTCCATCAGTTCGGTGAGCGAGAGCCGGTCCATATGGTCCGGCGCCCAGTGAAACGTCACGGCCAGGTCGGCCATGGCGTTTTCTACGCGATCAGGGAGGCTGCCGCCTTCGCCCGCTTCTGCAGCAAAAAACCGGCGATCACCTGGCCGCAGGCGAGCAGGTCAGCCGGGTCCATGCCGGCGGCCTCGGGCTCGGTGATGGTCGGTTGGCTGATGCGCGGCAGGATTTTCATGGTCGCAGCCACGTCGAACTGCAGCAGGTCGAGCAGGTGCAGGCCGCGGAGTTCGCCAGAGGAGGGCTTGCGCAGGGTGAGCGATTCGATGGACTGGGCGCCGCGCTTGATCGGCTGGTCGAGGGTTACGACGTTGTCGGGAGCGTTCTGCAGGTCAGCGGGAGTCTGTTCGGTTTTCATGGGCGTCGGTATCCAAGGGGGAGAGGAACCGCCGGTCGGGCCGGCGGGAAGGGATTACAGGCCGATGGCCTTGCGCTGTGCCTCGAGCAGGTCCTTGCCGTTGACCTTCTCGACGAAGTTCAGCAGGTCGATCTCGATGACTTCCTCGCCGTTGACGACGAGCTTGTAGTAGCTGCAGGTGGTGGTGATCTTGTGCTCGGTGTCTTCGCCGGGCTGGGCGTCACCCATTTCGATGGTCTCGTGCCGGCCGCGAACGACGATTTCGACGGACGTGACCGCGCCGGTATCGTCCTGCTGGTAGGCGCCGGCGAAACGCAGCATCACGCCGCTGGCGCTGACTGCGCCGTACTGCTTGAGGACGGTCAGCTCCAGGCCCCCGACGGTCCACTCGAACTGGATGCCGTCGTCGTCGTGGCCGAGGTCGGCCTTGACCGGGCCGTTCATGCCGCCCCCGCGGAAGGGCTCCATCTTGCGGGCCAGCGGGGGCAGGGTGCAGGACTTCACAAGGCCCTGGTAGCTACCGCCATCGTTGAAGAGGTTCATGTTCTTGAGCTTGCGCGGCATGGCCATTGTGGGGCTCTCCGGGAATCAGGTGGGTCGGCTCCCCGTCCGGGGAGCGCTGGGCGTCAGGCGTTGACGCGGCTGGCGAAGTCGACGAGGTAGCTGTCGGTGATCTTCTGGAAGAAGGTCAGGTCCTCGAGCGGCGGCACCGGGGTGTAGTCGTATGCGATGCGCAGCTTGCCGGCCTTGAGCGTGTCCTTGTCGTTCATGCTGGGGTCGTACCAGGCCTGGGCATCGATGATCAGGCCGAGCCCCTTGAGTTCGCGGAACTTGGCGTTCACGCCCTCGAGGATGTCGCGCACCAGCGACGGGTGCATGGGCTTGTCGACCGCCCACATGTGCGCTTCGGCGATGGTGTCGGCCAGCACCTGGGCGGTGCGGGTGTAGTTCTCAAAGGCGAACAGCGGATCATCGCTGCAGGTGCGCGAACCCCAGAAACGGAATCCCCCTTCCTGCACCAGGGTGGTGACCTCGTTCTCGTTGAGGTAGTTGGCGTCGGTGCTGGGGCTCTGCAGGTCCCAGAACACGTCGGCGCTGATGCCGGTCACGCCGTTGACGGCGACGTTCGACAGAGTCTTGTGCCAACCGACCTCCTGATCGATCCGGGCGCGCAAGCCCAGGGCCTGGGCAACAGCTGGCGCAGGTACGGTCTGGTTGACCACGGTGCTCCAAGTCAGGAAGTCCGGCCAGATCACCATGGCTTCGCGCGCGGCGAAGTTCTCGCGGTATGCGGTGGCCTCTTCCTTGGTCTTGCAGCCATTGGCGGAGACGTAGGCGAAGCCGCGCAACTGCTGGGCGATGGCGATGAGTGCGGTAGCGACCGGCTGGGTATCCAGGCCCGGCGCGCCGAGAATACGCGGTACCACGCCCAAGCGGGCCTTGGCGGCAAGCAGGGCCTTCATGCCGGTGTACTTGCCTTCGGCGCTGACGCCGCCGATGACGGCGCTATTGGTCGCGGCTTCATCCTCGCCCGGCTTCACCCGTACCACAACGGTGGCTGCGTTGGCCTGGTCGGCGATCGCCTGCAGGCTTGCGGGCAGCGTACCGCTGGTGCCTGCTTTTCCGATCGCGGCCTGCACGTTGGTGATGAGTACCGGTGTATCGAGTGGAAACGCGGTGGCGTCGGCGTCTTCGGCGGTGGCTACCAGGCCGATGATCGCGGTGGCGATGGTGCGAATGGGGCGGGTCCCGTCATTGATCTCTTGGACCCGGACACCGTGATGGTATTGGTCAGCGGCCATGGGGTGTGCCTGTGCAGTGGTTGGATGACACTGCACAGGCTGCCGCGCGCGCGGCGATGGGGCGAGGTGGGAAGCTTGTACGGCGGGAAGCTACAAGACGCCATCGGCGAAGAGGGCGTCGAGCCAGTCCGGTGCGGTCGGCCGGTGTTCTGCGAGCGGAAACTCACCGGACTCCGGCCAGTCGCGCAGTTGGCGGCGGTAGGCCTGCAGCGCCTGGTACTGCTCCGCGCTGAGCGTCGTGGTACCAACCTCGAGCTCGTCGCGGTGACGGGCGACCAGGGCGTCGGTGTCGACGAGCTGGCGGTCGCGCCAGTTGCGCTCAATCGCGGCTTGCGCCTCCTCTGTGGGCGGCGGTGGTTCTTTCGTTGCTGGCTGTCCATCGACGTCCGCGCAGATCACACGGCCATTCTCCTGTTCTAGCAGAATGCGGGCGTGTACTTCATCGCTGACGGGGACGCCGTCATCCGGCCAGCCGATCCCGGCCTCGTAGACCTCGCGCAAGGACACGGGGTAGAACACCCGCGCGGACGGCGAGAAAACATAGTTAGCGCTCATCGACCGAATGCCTCCCAAAGCAAAACCGCCTGGAATTGATACCCGTTTGCCAAAGTTGCACCTGTCGTCGACTGGTTATAGAACGATGTGCTCGCGTCGGTTCCTGGGTGGAAATGCGCAGTTTGGCCAGCGAATCCACCCAAGCAGACATTCGGGAACGCGATGGGGAAGGTGATCGCCGCGGTACCATCACCAGGCACAGTCACCCGGCCCCACTGCCGGATGTAACCCGTATCGTTGTCCCTCCACCAACCGCTTGCTCCCAAGGAGGCTGTGGCGATGGTGCCGGCTCCGATGTTGCTACGCGCCGTCGTGGCGTTGTTCGCCCCAAGGCCGCCCCGAGCCAGGGGGAGGATGCCAGACGTAATCTGACTTGCGTCGTGGTTGTGTCCCGATGGAGGGAAGGTCGCAGGCTTCCCAGGTAAGGACGCCCAGGAGTATTCCGACTTGGCCACGTAGTTGGCCGGGTTGAAGTTGCCGGAGTCCCATGCGCGATACCATGCTGACCAGGTGCCGTTGTAGCGGCAGCGCCAATACAGACCGCCGGCGGCGTAGCCACGATAGGTCTGATAGATCATCGTGGCGGTTGGAGCATGAACCGTCAATAAACCTGCTTCGCCTACGGGATAGTTCGCGCCGTTCTTGGCGTTCGCGGTGAACGGTTGATGCCACCAGCCCGAAGCAATCATCGAGTCCAGATTGACATAGCCACCCAATTCGCCATCGGGCGCGTGTGCGAAGGCACCGCCCAGATCGCAGCGAACCCAGGCTGACCACTCCCGCTTGGAAGGATCGGTCGTTGCGGGGGAGCCGTAGGCATAACGAACGTACATGTCAGCCACGCCGGCATAGCCGGTTGCGATCTGCGTCGCGTTGCCTTCGACGCTCGGGTAGAACATCGTCTGGATGTAGTAGTAGCGGCCAGCCACTGGGCCATTCGCGTGGTTGGTTAGTACCAGCGGAATGACTACCGAGTTGGGATCAACGCTGGTATGCACAGCCGTGGCTAGTCCCTGCGACACTAACGGCAAGCGCTCAAGATCGAGTCGGCCGGTAGCAATCTTCGAAGCATCCAACGCAGGAATGTCCGCTGCCGTCAGGCCACTGCCACCGGTAACCAGCCCCTTGGCGTTAACGGTGACTTTGGGGTAGGAGCCGGCATTTACGCCCGAGTTCGCCAGCGTGACCGTGATTCCAGCGTTTGAGCTACCGTCGAACGTTGTCGAGCCGCTGGCGTCCCCACCGAGGTAGATCGTACGAGGGGCGGCGAGTTTGACCGCCGTTGCAGCCTGACCAATACCATTGCCGGTACCGCCTCTGGCAGCAGGCAAGATGCCGGAGGTGATTTTTCCGGTATCAAGGGCCGGAATATCACTCGCTACAAGCCCGGTGGCTCCGGTAACCAGTCCTTTGGCGTTCACCGTGACTTTCGCGTAGGTCCCGGCGGTGACGCCGGAGTTGGCCAGCGTCAGGACTCCGTTGACGTTTGTGGCCCCATCGAACCGAGCTGACCACGTTGCATCGCCGCTCGCGCTGAGCGTGATGGGCGCTGCAAGCCGGCTGGCAGTGGCTGCGTTGCCCGTAATCGAGGCCGGTAGTAGCCCGGCCGCGTTCAGCCTGAGCAGCTTGTTCGCAGTCGGGGTAGTGACCGCCTCGCTGGCATGCAGTGCGTCCGTGATGCCGTAGCCGCCCAGCGTGGTCGGGTTGCTGCCGGCGGTGACGATGCCATTGGCGTTGACGGTGACCGCACGGTAGGTGCCGGCACCCACGCCGGAGGCTGGCAAGGCGATGGTGCGATCCGCAGACAAATCGCCACCGCCGACCAGGCCGTTGCCGGCCAGCACCTTGCGTCCCTTGAAGTCTGCGGCAACCTTCGCCGTCACCCAGTCCTGGGTGGCGTAGACGATGCCGTCGTCGATGATCAGTTCGACGTGCTCCATGCCGGATAGGATGATCTGCACGCGGATGGTCTGGGTGCGCGCGCTCCCGCTCTCGACGCTGGCCTTGAAGCTGGGCGGGCAGTTGGCGACCGCCACGAACTTCCCGTCGGCGTCCTCGAGGCCGATCTCCCGTATCCAGAATCCACCGATGGCCATCGGCAGTACCAGCTCGGCGACCAGCACGTTTGCGCTTTGCTCGGAGACGAACAGACGGTTCAGTTGAGCGCGGTAGCGCTGGCGAATCAGCTTGGTCTGAGCGGCCGAGGGGATGGGGTCAGCCGTCTCGCCGGGCGCGCCGCCGGCGTCACCGATGAGCATATGGGTGGGCTGCCACTTCTTCCCGGCCTCGCTCGCCGCGATCAGCGCTGCCGCGCCGATGTCTGTGAGCAGGCCGCCGTACTTGGGAGTCGTCATATCACTGCTTCCAGGGGCTGATTTCCAGGGTGTCGCCGTCGATCGTCGCCAGGCCGTGGCGGGCCAGGATGTCCGGCGTGATGCGCAGGTCCAGGCGGGTCAGGTGTCGGCTGACTGGGCGCACGTCGTCGAGCAGGCGCTCAAGCTCGAGCACGGTCTCCTCGTCGAGACCGTTGTCGCTGACGTCGACGGTGATTTCGAAGGTGCCGGGGACGCCGGCGGGGGTCTGTTGCCACCACTCGAGGATGTCGGTCAACGAGCCGACGGGCTCGACCACGCGGCGCAGGGCGCTCAAGGTTCCCTTGTGGGAGTGGACGAGGTAGGCATCCCGAATGACCTGGCGCTTCACACGCTCCGGCCAGGTGCTGTCCCAGCGATCGACGGAGAACGCCCAGGCCAGGTACGGCAGAAGAGCGACCGGGCAGGTGCTGGGGTTCCACAGTTGGCGCAATGGGATCGGTACCCGCTCAATCTGCGCCAGGGCTTCGGCGGCCAGGCGCTCAAGTTCGGTGGCGTTGCGTGGGAGCAAGCTGGGCATCACTCATCCCCCAGCGTCAGCGTAATTCCGGTGCAGTAGGGCGCCTGGGCCGGTGTAGCGGCTATGTCCGACCAGTTGCTGAGCGTGACTTTGCGCACGCCCTCCACGTGGAGGGCCGCATGCACCGCCGATTCGGACACCTCCATCCCCAGGCGTCGACGCTGATGGACGTAGGCCGTCAAGCGGGCCCGGGCGGCATCGAGTATCGGCTCGGACTCCGGGCCGATGGTGGCAAGGTAGAGCGTCGCGTCGACACGGTACTCGAGCACTTGGGCGGACTGTACTGTCAGACGATCAGCGACGGGGCGACGGTCGGCATCGTTGAGGTAGGCGTCGACGATGGCCAGCAGGTCCGCCGGGGCGCTGCCGTTGCCCTGGGCTGCCTGTACCGTCACCACGACAACGGCGGGTGATGGGCTGACGGCCGAGGCATCGCCGACGCGGCCGTCGGCGGCGCGGGCGTGGAAGATGTAGCTGTTACGCGGTCCCGCGGTGCTGAGGCCTTCCCAGGCCATCTGCGCCCGCTCGCGCAGGCTGTCGTCGGACTCCAACAGTTCCGGCACGGGCGGCACCTTCGACGGATCTCCGGGCTGGATGACCAGGCGCTTGACGTTGTAGTTCGCGGCGAGCTGGTCGAGGTCGGCGCCCTGGGCGCTGGCCAGCATGTTGGCGAGAGCCGCCTCGTTGACCCGCTGGCGCCAGAGCATTTCGCGGTACGCGTTTTCCTCGAGCAGCTTGGTCAGCGGCTCGGACTCCAGGGCGAGGCGGGCGGAGATTTCCGCCTGCTGATCCTCCGGCCAGAGGCTGATGGCGTAGGCCTTGCGCTCGGCGAGTATCTGCTCGTAGTCCAGCTGCTCCACCGCGTGTGGTGGTGGCAACTGGCTGAGGTCGATGGCGACGAAGTTCGTTGTCATGCGCTGGCGCCCATCTGCAGGGGGATGCTCAGGTTGTGCGGCTCGTTGCTGTCCACCAGGGTGGCGTCAATCTCCATGAGCATCTGGCCGGCTAGGTTCTGGCCGGTGATCTGGACACGGCTCAGGCGGATGCGCGGCTCCCAGCGCATGAGGGCCATGGCGGTGGCGGCATAGACCTGCAGGCGGGTGGTGTCGTTGAACGGAGCATCGATCAGCTCCGGCAACTGGCTGCCGTATTCGCGCCGCATGACGCGGCTACCAATGCGAGTGGTGAGGATGTCGGCGATCGACTGGCGGATATGTGCCAAGCGGTCGATGGCGCCGCCGGTGTGGGCGTTCATTGCGGTTTCCCCGTCGTAGCGCCGCCCGGCATGACGCCGCCGTGAGTATGACCGACAAGACTGATGCCCTTGGCGATCACGTCGACGCTTACGGTGACCTTGCCGGTGACGGTCTGGTTGCCGGTCTGGATGTAGTCGCCCTGGTGTGTGATGTCGCCGACGATGCGGATGCCGCCGTCGCTGATGAGCTCGGTGGTACCGCCGGCGGGAAGAACTGCGCGGAGGTGGTGGGCGGCGCTGTCGTACTCGATCACCGCGCCGTCACGGTAGGTGGTGCGATGCAGGGCGTCGCGGTCGCCGTTGGGCGGGATCAGGTCACTGAACAAGCCGGTCAGGACCACGCCATTGGCGGTCTGCCCGGATGGGCTGAAGAGCAGTACCTGCTCGTCCAGGGTGGGGGCGTTCCATTCGCGGTCGGCGCCGGCCCGCGGCGATGCCCAGGGCAGCCAGCCGGTCAGCAGGTCACCGGTCAACACACGGACGCGCTGCGCGGCATGGTCCACCGCGGCGATGGTGCCGAGGCGGATCAGGTTCTCGATCATGCGGGAGAGGGCGGCGAAGTCGTTCATGCCGCCGATAGTGGACGACGCGCGCGCGGGAGGCAGCCAGCGGCGTTTGTAGCGGCCACGCGTACATGCTCAGGCTGGAATGTGAGCGAGCAGCCCCTCACGGATCATCTCAAGGTCGGCTTCGGTGAAACCGAGTAGACGCCGCTGTGCATAACGGACCTCTGGGGCGCCACGCTCGGCGCGATCCTTCAGCCCGTAATGGTGGACTCGCGCGATCCGCGTGACCCGGCCGGCGAAGGAAACTGTGATCGCCTGGGCGTCGCCCTTGGCGCGCAGATAGCGCACCGTGCGCAGCTTCTGGAACATCTTGATCTTGCGCCGAATACGGCCCTGCTTGCCGCGCAGTTCGCGCTTCTTGCGTGGCTCGTAGGCGCTGCCGTCGGGGTTGCGCTGTGCCATCACGCGCTTCTGTTGGCTGCGCCGTAGATCGCGGGCGAGCGAACGCGCGAGGGCAGCACGAGGGCCTGGCTCGAGGGCGCGGAGAATCGGCCCTGCCCAGTCTTCCAGAGCCTGGAGGCTGTCAGCCATTGGCCGGGCGCCTGATCTGCGGCGTCTCGAGCATGACGGCCTCGGTGGGCTTCGGCGGTGTCCACTCGGCCAGCAGCTCGCCGTTGGCGAGCATCTGCATCGGCCCATCGACCTCGATGGCCTCGGTGAGCTGGGGCTCTTCCGGGTGACTCACGTCGTAGCGGCCATCCTCGCGGCGCTTGACGACGACACGCTCGGTCAGCGGCAGAACGATACCGAGGTCGACCTTGCTGCGGTCGAGCATGTCGGCCTCGAAGGTGATGCCGTCCTGCACCTTGGTGAGGTTGGCCAGCAGATCCGACTGGTTCACCAGCAGCCAGCCGAGCAGCGGCAGAAACACGCTGTCGGGGTGCCCGGCGAAGTCGGTGAGGATCACATGCAGGTCATAGGCGTATTCGAAGGACAGGCTCTCGGCCGAGGTGCTGCGGACCCTGCCATTGTCGATGAATATCACCAGGCGGTCGCCGTTGTTCCTGAGTTCCGGCACGGCGGCGAGCAGATGTGCCTTCAGACTATCGGGCTTGTTCATGGGTAGCAGCCCCTTGGGTGCGGATGATCATGTCGACCTTCGCGGCGCACTCGGCCCAGGCCAGGCCGATACGCTCGATTTCAGTCTGTAGGCCGCCGTTGTCCTTCGGTGCCGCTGACTCCAGGCTGCAGGGCGTCACGGCGGGACAGCCACTGATGATAAGCGGCCGCTCCGGTGATAGCGGGGCGCTGTTGCAGCCGGCGAGCAACATCAGGCAGAGGCTGGTCAGCCCACTGGCGATAGGGTTCATCGTCACGTTTCAGGTCCTCGATCAAGCGTTCGCGGATGGCCAGCGCCTGGCGCAGCTGCTGCCGCTGTTGGTCCAGGTCGGCCTGGGCCTGGCGCTCGCGGGAAAGGGCGGCCTCGAGGGCCGTGATGGTGCCGGCCTGGCGGGAAAGCTGGGCGTCGCTGGCTTTCCTCGCCAACTCGGCCTGGGCCAGGCGGGCCTGCGCCAGGTCGATGCGCTGCTGCTGTACCCACAGGAGCAAGCCGAGAGCACCGAGCAGGGCGGCGCTGTACAACACCTGGCGCAGAAGGCTCACGCGCTGGCCTCGGTGCAGTTGGCGTGTTGCTCGTAGGCTCGCGCGAGCTTGGTGTCGTAGAGGTTCCGCTTGTAGTCGGGGCCGTTGTAGAGGCGGGCGAAGTCGGCCCATTTGCGAGCCTTCAGCGCCTTGTGTAGCGCCGGGTCGGTGTCGATGAAGCGGACGAACGCTTCGAACTGGGCCGACTCGCTGCGCCCCATGGACTCGGCGAAGGCCTGCACGCTGACGTAGCCCAGGCGTTGCCAGTGGAAACCCATGATCTGGAAGGCGCCCCAACTGGCCGACTCCAGTGCGGCGGTATCGTCGATCTGGCGAGCGTTCGCCAGGCGCTGGTGCTCGGCGGTTCCGCCGGCATAGCCGCCCGGGCGAGGATTCACTAGCGCGGGGAACTGTGCGGCCAACTGGTCGGCAGTGACCTGATCGTGGGCGGCGAGACGGCGGTACATGATGTGGCGTTCGAACAGGATTGCCGGCTTGCCGTTGCCCAGGAACCCCTGGCCGTTCGACTCGACCTGATTGACCGCATAGATCGTCGCCAGCGGCAGGCCGAGGCGAGCTCCGGCGGCGACGAGGTCGGCGTTCTGCAGCAGGTGCGAGCAGTCAGCTCCGCCGAGAGCGGCCAGGGTCTTCGGGCCGGCGATGCCATCGGCGACCAGGCCATGCGAGCGCTGGAAGGCGCGCACCGCGTCCTCGGTGGCGGCGCCGAAGTGGCCGTCCTCGTAGAGGTTGGCGCCGGCCCAGGTGTTCAGTCGACGCTGAAGCTGGCGGACCTCTTGAGAACGATCACCATATCGAAGGGTCATGCGGATGGCCTCAGCAGGGCGGCGACATTGCCGCGGGAACGGAAGATCAGCAGGCACAGCAGGGCGGCGACGATGGCGTGCCAGATACTGACCGGTGGGCGGTAGAGCAGGATTTCCAGGCCGCAGATGGCCATGGATGCGCCGAGCAGGCTGGCGAGCAACGAGACGCTGCGGCGGAAGCGGGCGCCGCAGCGCTGGTAGCAGACCAGGCGCAGCGCTGCGGCGATGTAGGCCAGGGCGGCGATCAACGGAACGGTAGTCATGAGCATGTCAGCGACCTCCTCGGATGCGGCGCCAGAGGTCGTCGAAATCGACCTTGTCGACCCAGGCGACCGCCTTGAGGCTGAGGGGAATGACCACCAGGGCGCAGACGAAGGCAGAGAAGGCCAGGTTGGTCAGCCAGGGCACGCGGGCGAGGGCGACATCGGCGAACAGGTAGCCGACGCAGGTCGGCAGGATCAGCGACAGCAGACGCGACCAGGCCTTCAGGTCCTGCTTCGTGCCGGTGGCCAGCCAGGCGCCGAGCAGGGCGCCGAACAGCATGCCGCCGTCAACCGGAAGGGTTACGCCCAGGCCGAGGCCCATGATGGCGCCGGCCGTGGCGGTGGTGGTGAGGTCAGCCATGCGGGGTGGTTCCTTGCAAAGTGGTCAGTCCCATAGGTTCACCATCTGCCGTTCCGGGGCGGCTGTCGGAATGTCCGGCATGGTGACCTTGAGGCCAGGGGGGAGGGTGGGGCCGTGGTCGGCCAGGCCGTGGTTCGCCTCGAGGACCGCCTCGGTCACGCCGGCGGTGCGGCCGTAGTGCCGCCAGCACAGCGCCTCGACGGTGTCGTTCTGGTGGGCGATCGCGACGGCGGCCATCAGATCAGCTCCACCGTTGTGCGGGGACGCTTGAGAAAGTCGCGGATCGCCCAGCGCTGGTCGCGGCGGTAGTCGTCGATGGTGGTTGCGATGTCCTGGGCCTTGTCATTGCCGCTGGTGGTGGTGTCGTACCAGCGGTAGCGCTCGGCCACTTCGGCAGCGGTGGCAGACTGCACTGCGCGCAGATACAGCTGCACCAGTTCGGAGGTGTCCCGCACCTTGTCGGACGGCACTTCGGCGAGTTCGGCATAGCCGGCCGCGCTCTTCTCAAGGCGCCAGGCCCGCAGCTCGCGGTTGACGCTGATCACCGCGGCAATGACCGCAACTTCGAGGCGCGCCGGATCGACGCTGGAGTCGATGCGCAGGTTCGCCCGCACATGCTCGAGCTCGATGGTGGGCCAGAAGGGATCGCTGTTGATGTGCCCGCTCGGGACCGGGCCGTTGGCGATGAATCCGCTCATGCTGCTGCTCGCTTGAGGTCGCCGGTGGTCGGGGCGTCACTGCTCAGGAAGGAGAGGACCTGGCAGATCGGCCCCGAGCCGGCGGGGCGCGGGGTACGCTCGGTCAACCGCCAGAGGCGGTCAGTTTCTTCTGGAGCCGTTCGGCGGCCTCCAAATCCTTCTTCCCGCCGCACTTGTCGTGCAGCTGGATCGCGCGCTTGAGCAGATCGATGCCGGCTTGCACCTGCCCGGGTTGACCGGGGCTCTCCACAGAAAGGCCTTCCAGGGTGGCATGGCCGGCGGCGAGGTAGAGCTTCGCGCGGGCTTCGTCGGGCATGTCGGCTTGGTCGGTGAGCAGGAGGGTGCGATGCAAGGTCGCAAGGTCGAAACTGCCGCCGGTCTTCTGTGCCTTGAGCGCGGCCTCGGCGATCTCTTCGGCGATGACGCAGCCGGCGGTACGCGCGAAGCGGTCGGGCATGACCAGGTCGTGTGCGAGCACGTAGTCGGCGATGTCCAGGGCGCCGGCGTAATCGCCGGCATCGATGCGCCAGAGCATGACGGTGGTGATCACCTCGTCCTGGGCGCCCTTGCCGGCCTGCAGCACGCCGGAAATGTACGGCTGGTAGGCCGGCAGCAACTCGACCTTGAGCGCTGCCTTACCTTCGCCGGACTGGATGTTCTTCAGGCGGCTACGGTCCTGATACAGCTGGGCGAGCTGCAGCTCATAGGCGTTCGCGCCTTCCATGCCCTGGTGCGGGGCAGTGGCCGCCGCCTCTTGAGCGGCGGTCACGCGCAGGAAGTGCGCCTTGGCGGGACTGAAGGCCATGTCATCTACTCCGCGACTTCGATGTTCTCGACCAGGCAGCCGAGGCCGTAGTCCTCGACGACGTAGGCGTCGTTGCTGGACTCGTAGTTCTCGATGCGGTTCTTCTCCGGTACCTCCTTCAGGTAGCGGCGGCGACCGCCGATCTGCCAGTAGAGCGACAGGTTCTTCAGGGTGGTGACCATGAGGCCCTTCTCGGGCACGTAGGGCACTTCCACCGGCGGCAGGCCGCCCATGCGCTTCTGCGACAGGATGAGATCGGTGGCGATCTTCTCGGTTGCCGGCTGGTCCTTGTTCACCATCGGGAAGTACTTGTCGTGGACCAGCTCGCGGCCGAGGATCACCACCAGGCCCGGGTCGCGGCGGTGCCAGGGATCGATCAGGCTGCTGACCACGTCGAACACCAGGGCGTCGAGGTTCTTGTAGTCGGCGTCGGCGCCGTTGCCGACTACCACCTTGCCGGCGGCCTTCCCTTCCTTCAGTACCCGTGCCGGAGCGTTGTTGCGGTACTGCTGGAACCAGCCAATGTTCACGTCCTGCAGCAGCGGGTTGGCGGCGCGGTTGGTGGTAGCCGCGGCGCTGGTACCGTTGAAGCCGATCATCAGGCGGTCGAGGGCCTGGCGCTTGAGGATCGCGTCGCGCAGCAGGGCCTGGAACTCCGGGAACTTGGCCCAGGCGTCGAGCATGGCGTAGGTGATGGCGGTGTCGAAGTCGGTGTGCTTGCACTCGTAGCGCTGGTTGTCGAGCGTGGACACGTCACGCGGCTTGCGTACACCGTCGCCGGTGGTATCGGTACGGCTGGCGATGGTGCCGCTGACGCCGATGCCGATCTTCTCGCCCTGCAGCTCGTCGACGCCGTAGACGTTGATCTGCTTCAGGAACTCGCTGGACTCCTGAATACGTTGCTCCAGCTTCTGCTGGACACTCGGCTCGACGGCGAAGGTCTGGACGGCGGAGTTCACGCCGTTGAGCTTGGCGAGCTGCGCCAGGTAGGCGTCGAACTGTTTGCGGGTTTCGTTGCGCATGGTGCTTTTCCTTTGGATACCGGGGCGGGGGACGGTTAGCAGTCGGTCAGGGCGACACTGCCGCCACCGGTGACCGGGGGCCGCTGCTGTTGGCTGTGGTCCCGGGTGCTATCGAGGGTGCTCTTGAGGTCCGCCAGTTCCTTGGTGACCTTGTCCAGCTGGCTGGCCAGTTGCTGGGTCTGCTTCTTCTGCTCGCCGAATTGCTCGCCCAGGTCGCGGCTGTGTTCGGCGATCGCTTCGACGGCCTCGCCGACCTGGCCGAACTCGGCTTGGGTGCGGGCTTCCTTGCCCTTGAGCAGTTCCTTGACCTTGGTGAACAGCGCCGCGCCGACCGAGGGCTTTTCCTCGTATTCCTCGAACTCGAGGGTGCCCTCTTCGGCAGCGCTGAACAGCGTGTCGGGGTTGGTCTTGCGGCTGGCGAGAGTCCCGTTCTTGGCGCTGAAGGACAGCGCCTCGGTGCCCAGGCTGGCGGGTGAGTCGGTGATGGCCAGGCCGACCAAGTAGGCCTTGCCGGTGTCGGCGAACTTGGGATCGATCTCGACCGAGGTGTAGACCTTCTGCCGCTGCTTGTTCAGTTCCAGCAGCGCCTGGTTGGGCTCCAGTTGGGCGAAGAGGGCGAGCTTCTTCTGCCCGTTGATGTCGATCTCTTCCGCCTTGCACGCCAGCACGTCGCCATAGGCGCCGAACTCACCAGCCGGCCAGGCCCACTTGATGTGCTCGCAGTTGATCCGCGCGCCGTAGGTGTTCGGGTCGTACTGCGCGGCCATCTGCTCGATCCAGTCGCGCTCGATGTTGCGGCCGTCCGTGGTCGCCCCTTCGACGGCGATGCGGAACCATTTGCTGCGGAATTTCTTCATGCCGGGAGTCCTCAATGCGGCTGATGCGGGGTGCATGGCAATGAGGGGCATGTTCGGGACGCGCGCGCGGCCCAGCAATCAAGCGGGATTGTAGGGCGCGGAGCTACAAGGGGCGGCGCTACTGAGGGGCGAGGGTGGGCGGCAGCATCTGCGCCATGAACGCTGCCGTCGAAATTCCCATCCGTGACAACCGCCGCCAGGCCAAATTCCTGTACTGGATGGGTTGGCGTGTCTGCGACATCGCCGATCACCTGGGCGAGAAGGACAAGACCCTTCACTCATGGAAGGACCGCGACGGATGGGACCGGGCCGACAGCGTAGAACGGATCGGGGGCGCCCTGGAAGCCCGGTTGGTTCAGTTGATCCTGAAGGATGGCAAGACCGGCGGTGACTACAAGGAAATCGACCTGCTGCATCGGCAGCTTGAGCGCCAGGCGCGGATCCAGCGCTACCAGGGCGGTGGTACGGAAACCGACCTGAACCCCGAGCTTGCCAAGCGTAACGAAGGTCCCAAGCGCAAGCCGAAGCGCAACGACATCAGCGAGGAACTGACCGAGAAGCTGGTCGAGGCCTTCCTCGACGGTTGCTTCGACTACCAGAAAGACTGGTACCGCGCGGGCAATCAGCGAACCCGCGTGATTCTCAAGTCGCGACAGATCGGCGCCACGTTCTACTTCGCCCGCGAGGCGCTGATCGACGCGCTGGAAACGGGGCGCAACCAGATATTCCTGTCGGCCAGCAAGGCCCAAGCGCACATCTTCAAGGCGTATATCCAGGCCTTCGCGCGCGATGCGGTAGGTGTCGAACTGAAGGGCGACCCGATCATCCTGCCGAACGGCGCGGAACTGCACTTCCTCGGTACCAACGCGCGGACTGCCCAGGGCTACCACGGTAACTTCTACTTCGACGAGTTCTTCTGGACGTTCAAGTTCAAGGAGCTGAACAAGGTCGCCAGCGGTATGGCGATGCAGAAGCGCTACCGGCGGACCTATTTCTCGACGCCCAGCTCGATGGCGCATGAGGCCTACGCATTCTGGACTGGCGAGCGCTTCAACAAGGGCAAGCCGGCCGCCGATCGCATCAAGATCGACGTAAGTCATGACGCCCTGCAGCAAGGGCGACTGTGCGAGGACCGCATCTGGCGCCAGATCGTCACGATCCTCGATGCCGAGGCCCGTGGCTGCGACCTGTTCGACATCGACGAGCTGCGTCTCGAGTACGACGCCGAGGCTTTCCAGAACCTGCTGATGTGCCAGTTCGTCGACGACGGCGCGAGCATTTTCCCGCTGACCATGCTGCAGCCATGCATGGTCGATAGCTGGGACCTGTGGTCGGAGGACTACAAGCCGTTCGCGCTGCGGCCGTTCGGTGATCGCCAGGTGTGGCTGGGCTATGACCCCGCCGAGACGGGCGACACCGCGGGTCTGGTGGTGGTGGCGCCGCCGGCGGTACCGGGCGGCAAGTTCCGCGTGCTGGAGCGCCATCAGTTCCGCGGCAAGGACTTCGCCGAGCAGGCCGAGTTCATCCGTAAGGTGACCCAGCGCTACTGGGTCACATACATCGGCGTCGACACCACCGGCATGGGGTCTGGCGTCGCGCAGCTGGTGCGCCAGTTCTTCCCGGGGGTGCGCACCTTCAGCTACTCGCCCGAGGTGAAGACGCAGTTGGTCATGAAGGCCTGGTCGGTGATCAAGAACGGCCGCCTCGAATTCGACGCCGGCTGGACCGACCTGGCCCAGGCGCTGATGGCTATCCGCAAGACCATCACTGCCGGTGGACGCCAGTTCACCTACACCGCCGGCCGCAACGACAACACCGGCCACGCCGATCTGGCCTGGGCGCTATTCCACGCATTGCAGAACGAACCGCTCGAGGGGCAGACCCCCGCGAATACCGGGCGCATGGAGATTTTTTGATGAGCAAACGTCGCAGCCACCGCCGCCAGCAGCCGGTTACAGTCCAGTCCGCCCAGGAAGGCGAGTTCATCCCGCGCCAGGGCGGCTTTGCCGAGGCCTTCACCTTCGGTGACCCGATGCCGGTGCTCGACGGCCGGGGCATCCTCGACTATCTCGAGTGCTGGTCGAACGGGCGGTGGTACGAGCCGCCGCTGTCCATGGAGGGGCTGGCTAAGGCGGTGGGGTCGAGCGTCTACCTGCAGTCGGGCCTGAAGTTCAAGCGCAACATGCTGGCCAAGACCTTCATCCCGCACCGCCTGCTCAGCCGGGCGACGTTCGAGCAGTTCTCCCTGGACTGGCTGACATTCGGCTCGGCCTACCTCGAGCAGCCTCGCTCTCGCCTGGGTACGCGGATGCCGCTGCAGGCGCCGCTGGCCAAGTACATGCGCCGCGGCACCGATCTGGAGTCGTTCTATCAGGTGCGCAGCTGGAAGGATGAGCACGAATTCGAGAAGGGCAGCGTGATCCAGCTGCGCGAAGCCGACATCAACCAGGAAATCTACGGGGTGCCGGAGTGGTTCTGCGCCCTACAGAGCGCTCTGCTGAACGAGTCGGCCACGCTGTTCCGGCGCAAGTACTACAACAACGGCAGCCACGCCGGATTCATCCTCTACATGACTGACGCTGCACAGAATGAGGAAGATATCGACGCGCTGCGCACGGCGCTGAAGACCGCGAAGGGGCCGGGCAATTTCCGCAACCTGTTCGTCTACGCGCCGAACGGGAAGAAGGAGGGGATCCAACTGATTCCGGTCAGCGAGGTGGCAGCGAAGGATGAGTTCGGCTCGATCAAGAACATCAGCCGCGACGACCAACTTGCCGGCCTGCGGGTATATCCGCAGCTGATGGGGGTGGTGCCGCAGAACGCTGGTGGGTTCGGATCCATCAGCGACGCGGCAGCGGTCTGGGCCAGCCTGGAACTGGAGCCAATGCAGGCGCGCTTGCAGCAATTAAATGAAATTATCGAGGAGGAGGTTGTTAGGTTTCGACAATTCGAACCAGCTAGCGCTAAGTTGAACTAG